CGCGTCGTTCGATCGGGTTCAAAACCCCACAATGCCCTTATCCAAGTACTTTGAAACGCAAAGTCGCCGGGTTTCCCGACCTCACGCCGGAATCCGGGTTCAAAAACGCATAAATACCCCTGAACAGGGTGAACAGGTCCAAAACCGACCCTGTGCAGCGTAAGTCGTTGATTTCAGCTACGAATGAACAGGTGAACAGGGTGAACAGCTTTTATATAGGGGAGTAGTAGAAGGGGGATAATTAGCTACGCTTAAAAACGTGGACGTAGAGCGTAAGAGAAATAAAAAAGGGCCCTAGCGGGGGACTCTAAGGGAAAAAGGTGTTCACCTGTGCGCCCTGAGCTTTCCACCTAGAAATTCAATGGCTTAAGCGCGACAGGTACCTGTGCGGACCCTGTGCAGACCTGTCGCTTATCCGGGTCGCCGTGCGAGACTCCAACAAAAAGACCTCGGAAGCGAACCTCCGAGGCCAAATTGCCTTCTCTGCGTGGTCGTCACTTTTTGCGGAAAGGCACGATCCGCTGGTAGGTTCGCTGGCGTCCGTATTTCTCGTGGTTGCGGAATCCGACGTTTCCCCACCCTTTTACTAGCTTCATCGCCTGTCCCAACATCTGCGCTGCACGGCTGTCGTAATGGCGACCGTCGTTGCCCATGCACTCGGACCAAATCTGGATCAGACAGGTCTCGGTGCGCAGTCTTGGGGCCCCCTCGTTGTCCATGTCGTCGTCCAAAGACCCGACAACCGGCTTCTCCAGCCAGGCGGCAATCTCGCCGGCCTTGCTGTCCACAACCGTCTCCACGCGCCGGCTTTCCTGCAGCCGGCGGGCTTCTTCGTGGGCCTCGTGGTCGGCGAGATAGAGCGGCAGATCCCCGTAGGGCTGAGCCTTCCGCATCTCGCGATAGATCGCCATCGTCTCGGCCCACAACTGGTCGACTTCGGCCGCGAACGCATCGGTGTCGATCGTGTCGACCAGACACTCGACCGGCCAGAACCGCCGGCCGCCCGTGTTGTCGCGCAGATACTCGGCTTCGTTGGTCGAGCCGATGAAAATGCACTGTCGGCGGAAGTCCTGGGCCCGGGCGGCGTAGGCCAGGCGGACGGTGTCGCTCTGGGTCGAGACGAACGCCTTGATGTCCTGCACTTCGCCTTTCGTGAAGCCCTGAAGCTCGGGCAGCTCGATGATCCAGTGGCCTTGCATCCGCTCGACCATCTTCTGGGGCTCGTGGAAGTCGCCCTTCAGTTCCGAATACCAGTGCTTGCCAAGCTTCGAGATGAAGGTCGACTTGCGCTTGCCCTGTCCGCCTTCGAGAATCGCCACGTAGTCGAACTTGTGGCCCGGCTCGAACACGCGCACCGCGCCGCCGAGCATGACCAGCCGGGCGATCCCGCGCGAGTAGGCGCTATCGGGCGTGCCCAGGTGGCGGACAAACATGGTGTCCACCCGCTTTTTGCCGTCCCAGGTCAGCGAGTTCAGGTAGTCCTGCACGGGGTGGAAGCTGTTGCCCTGGGCGACGAGATCCACCGCGTCCTTGATGTCCTGCTTGGCGGCCTTCACCGACCAGCCGCCCTGTGTCTTGGGCGTGACGAGCAGCGATCGCAGCGCGTTGTCCTTGGTGTCGGACCACCGATCGCCGTTGATCGTGTCGCGCAGCACCCACGCCGGCCCGGCCAACTGCTTGGTCGGCTTCTTGGACCGCGCCGAGGCTGTCCGCTTGCCGGCCGTGCCGTGGAAGACGACCTCCTGGGTGAAGGCGTTCATCTTGATGATGCCGCGGCTGCGCGGATCGTTGCCCAGGATGACCTCGACGTTGTGGAGGGTCGGCTTGATCGCCCCCTCGTCGCTCAGGTCCAGCAGATGCACCCAGGCGTCGCCTTCGGGCTTCGGATCGCCCAGCAGGTCATCGTCGTCGACCTTGGCTGCGGCCTTCGGGGTGCCGAGGAGATCGTCTTCATCCGACTCCAGTTCGGCATCCGCCTCACCCAGCAGGTCGTCGGTGTCTTCGTCCTCATCGTCTTCGAACATGGCCTCGAAGCGCGCCATCTGGGCGGCCTTGACCAGCGTCGCCATGCGGACGGAGTTAGGCTTGGCGCGGAACGACTTCCAAACCGCCTTCTGGTCCTTCGGATCGAACTTCGCCGACTGCCGGGAGAACTCGGTCCAGATGTCGTAGCCCTGCTGGCTGCCGCTGAACTCGTGGTGCAGCGCCATGCCGACCTGAACCCAGCCGTCGCGGTCCTCGCACCAGTCGTCGACCGGCAGGCCGGTGAGCACCTTCTTGATCTCGGCCAACTCGAGGCCGAGGATCGGCTTGATCTCGACGTCGTCTGGCTCCTCGTCGCGATGGACGCCCCAGGTGCGGACGACCTCGCTTGAGACGAACGGGCCCACGCCCATGTCGAGCATGTCGAAGTCGAACTCGCGGCCCCAGATGTAGGGCTTGCCGGTGTCGGGGTGGATGCTCGGCGGCAGGGCCACCTGCACACCGCTGCCAAACAGGTCGATTTCCCAGTCGCGCTTTTTGACCTTGCGCTGCCGGTCCTCGGTCCAGACCATCTCGAAGCCGGCGCTCTTGGCGAGCTTCTTTTTGCGGAAGGGCTTGTCGCTCAGCAGGTAGAAGTGCCGGCTCTCGCCGCCCGAGCCTGAGATGACGTAGGGCGCTTCCATAGCACCAGGCCACAGGGCGAGCAGCGCGGCCTTGGCCTGCGGCAGTTGCTCGGGCTTGCGGATGTCGAAGTCGATGATGTGGAGGTAGTGGTCGCCGATCTTCGAGAACTCACCTGGCCGGATGCCGACGTTGTTGCCGGGCCGGTATTGCGAGGTGAGCTGCTCAAGCGTGAAGACGGGCTTCTTGCCCCAGTCCAGCCCGATCGGTTCCTTGGTCTTCGGATGCAGCCAGTGCAGAGCCGCGCCCGCCGCAACGAGCGGCGCGATCTCGGTGATCATGTCGTTTCCCAGGTCCATGCAGACGCCCTTTGGGCCGCGGACTCTTGTTCACGGGCGACCCGCGCCCGCTCTCCAGGTCCAGCAGCGAACCTGTGAATCAGTCGAAGACGAACGGGAGGATCTGGTCTCGCGTCAGGGGGAGATTGTCGTCCTGCTCGGACAGCGCCAGAATCGCCTTGGCCGGGGCCATAGCAATGTGACCCGAAGGCAGCCAGCGGTAGCCCATGGTCTTCGAGAAGCCGAGCGCTTTACAGAAGCGCGGCACGTCGAACAGGCCCTGGGCCGTGCGGTAGCTGGGGAAGTGGGTCATCAGCAGCGTATAGAGCGGCGAGGTGTAGTAGCCGACCGGGGGCGGGGAGGTCTCTTGCATGGGGGTCTCCGAGGGAATTGTCGCGGCACCCTATACCGACAAATCCTAACTATCAACACCCGGTTGCTGGTTTCAATATCGTGTTGACATTGCATTTTCAGCATGGCCTAGTGGCGTCACAGCGATCCGACACGGACGCCGAAACCGAACCCCAACTGAGGATACCCATGAGCATCGACGCCGCCCTGAAACCCCTTCTCGACGCGATCACCGCCAACACCGCCGCGCAGCTTGCCGTGGCCGAACTGCTGAAGGTCTCGATCGCCGGCCGCGAAGCCGCCGTCGCGAACATCACCAAGGCCGTCGAGGGCGACAAGCCGAAGTCGACCCGCAAGCCGAAGGACACCACGCCGGCTGAGCCCGAGAAGCCCGCCGAGCCGAAGGCTCTGACGGTCGAGGAGTTCATGGCTCAGGTGGCCAAGTTCAACACCTTCGAGAAGGGCACGCCCGAGTTCGTCTCGCACCGCGACTTCATGAAGGCGATCCTGGCGCACTTCGGCATCGAGAAGTTCGTCGGCGTCCCGGCCGACCAGTTCGCCAAGACCCTGGGCTGGCTCGACACCTTCAAGGCCAACCCGAAGGCCAAGATCAACTTCTCGGAAGGCGAGGACGACTCGGCCGGCGACGAGGACGAGGACGACGATCTGGGCCTGTAGGTCCGGTCGTTTTGCTCCCGGGCGTGGTCACGCCGCCCGGGGGCTTTTCGATGGACTGCCGGACGGGGATTTCAAAGGCCGATGTGCCCCCCTAAGCCTAGAGCGCCCCGCGCCGGCAGCCCTTCCAAAAGCCCAGGAGATCGCATGTCGGACATCGAGAAGATCCTGTATCCGAGCACACGGCCGGACGCCCGACCCACATCCATCAACGACGCGATGCTTGAAGCGGTTCAGCAAATGGCAGCGGCCGCTGATGCGGTGGCGCGCGGTGTTCGGTTTGGACTTCTCAGCCTGAGCTACCTGAGGCCCGAGGATCCAAACGAGAACAATCGGGATCGGATACTTCGCGAACTTCAACTGACCCGCGAGGCAATCGACGGGCTGTCCAGCTTCCTTGCGCCCACTGATCCTAACCAGGGCAACCTGTTTTGAGCGACGACCTGCTCGACGACGACGGCCCCGCCCACGCCCGCCTGTCACCGTCCGGTGCTGACCGCTGGATGGTCTGCCCGGCCTCGGTGCGCGCGTCCGAGCACATCCCCGAGGAGCGATCGTCCGAGTACGCGGCCGAGGGGACCTGCGCCCACGAGGTCCGGGCCAAGTGCCTGGAGGACGACGAGGATCCCTACGATTTCGTCGGCTCGACGCTCCGGGCGGACGGCTTCGAGTTCGTCTGGTCCGAGGAGGACGCGGCCTACCTGACGCCCGGCATCGACAAGCTGCGCGAGATGACTGGCCGTATGGTCGTCGAGTACCGCGTGGATCTGGGCCGCTGGTTGCCCGGTCAGTTCGGGACGCTCGACTGCGGCATCATCGCGCCCGACGTCATCCGCATCAACGACCTGAAGTACGGCCAGGGTGAGAAGGTCAGCCCGGTGCGCAACCGGCAGATGATGATCTACGCCTTGGGCTTCTGGGACAACGTGGCGCGGCATGAGACGAGCGCGACACGGTTCATCCTCTCGATCGACCAGCCTCGCGCGGGCGGGTGGTCCGAGTGGGAACTGACGCTCGACGAGCTGCTGGCGTTCGGTGAGGAAGTCCGGGTGGCCGGCAAGCGGGTGGATGAGCCCGACGCCGAGTTCTGCGCATCCGAGAAGGGCTGCCGCTGGTGCCGGGTGAAGAACCTGCCGCCGAAAGACGGGAGCCTGAGCGGCTGCGCCACGCACGACGCCTGGATGCTCGACATCATCGAACAGAAGCTCGACGACGTGGACGACGGCGTCACGTTCGGCGAGGAGCCGCGGCTGCCGACGACGAATCAGCTATCCGCCGAGCGCCGCAGCTATATCGTCCAGCACGCCAAGATCTTCGAGAAATGGCTGGCCCGGCTGCACGCCGACACGCTCACCGACGCCCTGATCGGCAACCCGACGCCGGGCCTGAAGGCCGTCCTGGGCCAGAAGGGTGACCGCAAATGGGTCGAGCCTAAGGACGACCTGCTGGGCTCGCCGGCCGAGTTCTATCTGGTCGACGCTTTGTCGGATGATGCGTTCAATAAAAAGTTGAAATCTCCCGCACAAGCTGAGAAGCTCCTTCGTCCGCGCCGAGGCACACCGGGAAACCCCGACGCCTGGGAGCGGCTGACATCCCTCATCACCCAAGATGACGGAAAACCGGTACTCGTCCCGGAAAGCGACGAACGTGAAGCTCTGATGAATGTCCACGACAAGCTGTCAGACGATGAAGATGACGACACTGATGACTTTGACCTTTTGGCATAGAAAGATCTGAATATGGCGAGTAAAGACATCGAACTTGTGTTCAAGGATGTGCAACTGTCCTTCGCGAACCTGTTCGTTCCCAAGGCGAACAAGAACAAGAAGACCGGCGAGGTCGAAAGCTACACCATCGAAGCGGCTCTGCTGTTCGACAAGGGGCGGTCCGACCACGTCGAATACATCAAGCAGATCCAGGCGGCGCAGAAGCAGGCCATTGCCAACGAGTGGCCGAGCAACCCGCCGATCATCCCGCCGGAAAACCGCTGCGCGCGGCCTGGCGAGATCGTCGATCCCGACACCAACGAGAAGATCGCTCGCTACGAGGGCTACGAGAACAAGATCGTTCTCAGCGCTCGCCGCCGGCTGAAGGATGGTGACGTCGACCCGGCGACCGGCAAGCTGATCGTTCCGAATCCGGTCCAACTCCTGGGCCCGAAGAAGACCGACAAGGACCCCGTCACCGGCAAGGCGCGCTTCCCGATCCTGAACGGCTCGGAAGGGCTGCTCTACTCTGGCGCGTATGTTACCGTTATCGTGCGCGTGTACCCTTATAACGGTACTAAGCACGGCAACCCTCACCGGGTGAACTGCTCGCTCGAGGTCGTGAAGTTCAAGAAGCACGGCCAGGCGTTCGGTGCCAAGCCGGTCGACGCGAACAGCCTGCTCGACGACGACCAGGACGACGATGGTGACGACGACATGGTCTCGCCCGGCGCGGCTGCTGCCGCCACGGCGGACGATGACGACGACCTGGGCCTGTAGCCTGGCTCGGACCCCCGGCCTTCGGGTCGGGGGTTTCACCTTCAGATCGAAAATTGCCTGATGCGGACCCTAGTCTACGACGTCGAATGCTACTCTGGGCTTTGGTGCGTCACGTTCTGGGATCCCGAGTCGGGCCAGATCGCGACGTTCAGGCTGACGCCGGGCGGGCCACCTCTCGACGTCGAGCGCCTGCGCCGGCTGATGACGCGCAACCGGCTGATCAGCTTCAACGGCATCAACTACGACGTGCCGATGATCTTCCTGGCGATCTCGGGCGCGGACAACGCCAAGCTCAAGCGCGCCTCGGACTACATCATCACCGAGCAGGTGAAGCCGTGGATCTTCGAGCGCGAATACAAGCTGCGGATCCCGCGCCTCGATCACATCGACATCATCGAAGTCGCGCCGGGCATGGTCAGCCTCAAGCTCTACGGCGGCCGGCTGCACGCTCCGAAGCTGCAGGATCTCCCCTACGAACCTGACGCCGTTCTGACGCCCGAGCAGATCGAGGAGGTCGTCGCCTACAACATCAACGACCTCCGCACGACCTGGCTGCTGTATCAGGCCCTGCTGAAGCAGATCGAGTTGCGCGAGCGGATGCGCGACCAGGCCGGCATCGACCTGCGCTCCAAGAAGGACGCTCAGGTGGCCGCGGCCGTCCTGAAGCACCAGATCAACAAGATCGACGGCAAGGATCCCGAGAAGCCGATCATCCGACCGGGCACCAAGTTCCGCTACGACCCGCCGGCCTACCTGACCTTCAAGACGCCCGAGATGCAGTCGGTGCTGAAGGCCGTCTGCGACGCCGAGTTCGAGGTGCTCGCCAGCGGCAAGACGCTGCTGCCGAAGGCCCTGGAAGGCCGGGACGTGATGATCGGCGGCAGCGTCTATCGGATGGGGATTGGCGGCCTGCACTCGCAAGAGAGCGGCGTGGCGCACTACTCGGACGACGAGACGCTGCTGATCGACCGGGACGTGGAGAGCTACTACCCGAACCTGATGCTGACGCTCGAACTCGCGCCGAGGCACCTGGGCAAGTCGTTCCTGACGGCGTTCGGCGGCATCCTCAAGACTCGTCTGCACGCCAAGCACACCGGCAACAAGGTCGTCGCCGACAGCCTGAAGATCGTCGTGAACTCAACCTTCGGCATGACCGGCAGCAAGTATTCCTTCCTCTACGACCCCAAGGTGATGATCCAGGTCACGGTGACCGGGCAGCTCGCGCTGCTGCGCCTGATCGAGAGCGCCTACCTGGCCGGCATCAACGTCATCAGCGCCAACACGGACGGCATCGTCGTCAAGATCCGGCCCGAGCAACTCGACACCTGGAACGCGATCATCGCCCAGTGGGAGGTCGACACCAAGCTGAAGACCGAGGAGACCCGATACGACCGCCTGTTCTCGCGCGACGTGAACAACTACATCGCGATCAAGACGGACGGCGGCATCAAGACAAAGGGGGCCTACGCCGACACCGGGCCGCAGAAGAACCCGGCCAACGAGATCTGCGTCAAAGCGGTATTGGAATACCTCACCAAGGACGTGCCGCTGGAGCGGACGATCTTCGGCTGCAACGACATCCGCCAGTTCGTGAGCGCCCGCACCGTGCAGGGTGGCTCCTACTTCGAGAGCGGCGGCGAGAGCCACTACCTGGGCAAGGTCGTCCGCTGGTATCTCGCCGAGGGGTCTGACGGCCTGATCCGCACCAAGAAGCTCGACCCGCGAACGGGCAACTGGAAGACCGTGGCCAAGACCAACGGCTGCCGGCCGCTGATGGACCTCCCTGACGCCCTGCCGGACGATCTTGACTACGACCGCTACATCGCCGAGGCCCAGGAGATCCTGATGGACCTGGGCGCGGCCGATCGTCCGCCGCCGCCTCCGAAAGTGACCGTGCGCGGCCGCAAGCAGGCGCTCAAGTGGCTGCTGGTCGCTGCGGTGATGGACTGATATGCCGCAAGAGAGGCAGAAACTTAGGGCGGCAGATTACGAGGTTCGGTTGCTGCCGAGTCGTGGCGAAGCCTTTCAGCAAGCTCGCAAGTTCGTGTCGGATCATCACTACAGCGGTGGATGCTCAAACACCGCTGTCTACGTGCATGGCCTGTTTTTGAGAGGGTCTGAGGATCTCCTTGGCGTGGCCATGTGGCTTCCGCCCACCAAGGTCGCCGCTCAGTCGGTGAACAGTGACGACTGGCGGAAGGTCTTGTCGCTGACCAGGCTTGCTGTCCGCGCGGATGTGCCGGCAAACGCGGCATCGTTTCTGATGTCCCGAGGAATGAGGCTGATCCGCGCAGACGCTCGGTTCGTCACCCTCGTCACTTACGCCGATGAGTTCATGCAGCACACCGGGGCGATATACCGGGCGGCAAACTGGACCTACATCGGCGAGATGAAGCCGCAGCCGCGTTGGGAAGACGCCGATGGTAGGCAGGTGGCCAAGAAGGCGACCAGGACCCGGACCAACGCCGAGATGCAGGCTTTGGGTTATCGGATGGTGGGCGCATACCGCAAACACAAGTTCGTCACGCATCTGAAAATCCAAAATGCGGGCCGATACCAGAATCCTCTGGCTTGGCTCCTGATCGCTGCGATCATGGACTGATCTTCAACAGAAAGGTGAACTGCAACGTGTCCCGTGAAATCGTTACCGAAGAAGCCTCCGTAGATCTCGCCCGCCGCCAGGGGTGGCTGTCCGAGAAGATGATGTACGTCGGCAAGAAAGGTGCCCCCGACCGGCACTTCTACAAGGCCGGCGTCCTGATGATCGTCGAGTTCAAGAAGCGCGGCAAGGATCTCGACGGGCACCAGGTTCGCCGGGCCCGCGAACTGTCCGCTGCCGGCTTCACGGTCCACGTCATCGACAACTTCGAGGACTTCGTGGCGCTGCTGGCGGAATACGAGGCCAAGATCGCCGCTCGTGCTTAACGACCTTCTCAGGATCGCACTGGAACTGCATCCGCCCAGCCTGCGGATGCAGCTTCTCGGCTCGACCGTCAAGGTTCGGCCGGAGTCCATGTTGCGACCTTACCAAGTCTACATTGCCGACAAGATAGTAGAATTGCCTGCTGTGCTTATGGCAGTCGAAATGTCATTAGGAAAGTCCGCATCTACACTTACGGCTGTCCGGCGATTGCTTGATAACGGCACGATCAAGCGGGTTCTTATTGTAGCTCCACTTGAAGTAGCCCGCTCTACTTGGCCAGACGAAATCGCGGTATGGGAGCACACCCGGGACCTTGACTTCACGGTGCTGCTGGGCGACCCGGCCAAGCGCGAGGCGAAGGTCCGTGACGACAGCCGGATCCACATCATCAACCGCGAACTGATCACCTGGCTGGTGGCGTTCTGGGGCGAGGCGTGGCCCTACGACATGGTCGTCTGGGACGAGTCCAGCCGGTTCAAGGCTGGGAAAAAGCGCAGCGCCGGCAGCAAGAAGCCCGACCCGAAGACCGGCAAGAAACGCCCGCCGAAACTGTCCGAGTTCGGGGCGATCTGCTCGATCCGCAAGTTCGTCAAGCGCATCGTCCTGCTGACCGGCACGCCAGCGCCCAACGGCATCCACGACCTGTGGGGTCAAGCCTACGTGCTCGACTTCGGCCACCGCCTGGGCGCGACGATGCGGGCGTTCGAGAACCGCTGGTTCGACAAGGACTACATGGGCTGGAACATGGAGCCCAAGCCCCACGCTGAGGCCGAGATCATGGGCCTGCTGAAGGACGTGATGATCGGCCTGCGGGCCGAGGACTACATCGCGCTGCCGCCCAAGGTAATGAGCAAGGTCTACGTCGACCTGACGCCGGCCCAGATGAAGGAATACAAGCGCTTCGAGCGCACCCTGGTCAGCGAGGTCTACGACGTCGAGGCGGTGTCGAAGGGCGTCCTGACCAATAAGCTTTTACAAATGTCAAACGGGTCGATGTACCGGCCGATCGAGGGGACCTACCCGGTCGAGCGCGAGGTCGTACACGTTCACGACGCCAAGATCGAGGCGCTCGAACGCATCATTGAGGAGTCGGCCGGCCAGAACATCCTCGTTGCCTACAGCTTCAAATTCGACCTGGAGCGCATCAAGAAGCGTTTCCCGAAGGCCGTGGTGTTCGACGACGACCCCAACTTCGTGAGGAACTGGAACGACGGTAAGATCCAACTCGGGCTGGCGCACCCCGCGTCGATCGGGCACGGCCTGAATTTGCAACACGGCGGGCACATCCAGGTCTGGTTCGGCCTGACGTGGTCGCTCGAACTTTACCAGCAGTTCAACCAGCGCCTCGCGCGCCCGGGCCAGGCCAACGACCGCGTGTTCATCTACCACATCCTCGCCCGCGGCACGGTCGACGAGTCCGTTTACCGGGTCATGAACACCAAGGACGCCACCCAGAACCAGATCACCCAGGCTGTCCGCGTCCGGGTGCTCAACGGCGATTAACCGCTTGTTGAGACGGCATGAGATACGAAGTTGACGCGGCGTCACGTTCGACATAGCGTGTCAACACTAGGTTGACTCGTACTCGAACCCCAGGGGGCCACTGTGGCCGTCGCCAAGAAGTCGAAAACCCTCATACCTGCCGAGCCCGTCGAGGTCGCCAAGGTCAAGATCATCCGCGACAAGGCGTTCGGGCAGCGCCTCGAACTGGCCGGCGACGGCAACCCGATGGTCCCGCCCTACAACCGTGGCCGCCTGACCTGGGTCAAGAACCAGATGATGGAGCGCTTCGGCGAGTCGGTGAGCGTCGAGACCGTGCGCAAGTGGTTCGGCGGCGAGGTGAAGCCGCGCCCGGACAAGCTGAAGCTGCTGGCCGAGTTGTTCGAGGTCGACGAGGGCTGGCTGTCGCTGGGCATCGCGCCGGACCTTGAGCCCCGGGAGCAGCGCGCCCGCAACGCCATGGCTGACGGGGCGGTGAACCTGCTGGCGGGCGTGATCCAGATGAACGGCGGCAACCCGGCCTTCCCGGATAGCACCGACAAACGGGCGGCCAAGGAGCACATCGACCTCTACGCGATCATCAAGGGCGCGCAGTATGCGTTCCACGTCAGCCTGGCCCAGGGCGCGGGCCCGAAGACGTGGAAGTTCGTGCTCCCGGCCAAGTGGGACGGCGCGTTCCAACTCGGCGTGATCCACGAGGACTCGGTGAAGTTCCAGTTCGTCGAGTTGACCGAGGAGACTATCGCGGCCGGCGTGCGTAAGGGCGGGACGATCGAGATCACGGCAGCCCTGTCGGACCTGAAGCGGATCACCAGCTTCCGCGAGCGGCTGTGAGGCGGGGCAAAATAATTTCAACACCGTGTTGACATAAGACAAGTCGGGTGAGAGGGTCACGTCAACGAAAGACGGAGAACCCCATGTCCTTGACCCCTCACCCCTTTATCGTCACCGGCCGCCCGATGGCGACTGCCCACGACGCACTCGCCCGGTTGATGCAGGAAGCCAACGGCGTCATGATCACCGGCCGCGGCGTGATCGAGCTTCAGAAGGATCACAAGCCGCTCGCCAGGATCGAGATCGCCGACCACGGCGCGTGGAAGCGCTTCTGCGAAGCCTGCGGGCAGCCGTCATGAGCACCCTCGCCGAGAACCTCGAATACCTGCGTCAGAACGCTTTCGAGTTCAGCCTGAGCGTCAACCCGCACGCCGGCTGCCACGACACGATTGCCGATTATTTCAACTTCGGCTTAGCCGATCATGCTGACGACTGGGTGTCGCCCGAGCAGCGCGCCGAAGCGTATCGCACCGGACACTTCGTGCAGGGTCGCGTCTATCCCTGCGGCAGCGTGAGCTTCTTCGTTCACCGGGGCAGCGACATCGAGGCAATCGTCGCGAAGCTCGTCGAGGTCTGCCGGACGGACCGGGCCCGCTACACAGCCGGTGGATTTGAAATCAAGGCGTCCAACGCCTTCAGCGCGTGCGAGATGCCGTCATGAGCACTTTCTTCGCCTCAAGGCACAAATACAGAGACGTTCCGCCTTCGTGGTGGCGGCCCATCGGTCTGATTGGCCGGCTGCTTAAGCGCGGACGTGACTACATCCAAGCGGAGGATGGCTCGCGCATTTATCGTCGCGAGGTGGCCGGAAAAGTGCCCTTTGATCTCTGGTCGTTGCCTCACGGCGATTACCTTCAAGCCCGCTTCGACGTGTATGGGTTCTGAGTCGATGAGCATCCATCCCGACGACCGCAAGGCTGTGGTTGCCCGATCCATCCGCGAAGAACTGGCTGCCGAGTTTGATGTCCGCTGGCCGCTTGACGTTTCAGTGGTCGTCACAGCCGCGACGCAGCCGGCGAACCCCGATGTTCTCGCCATCACCGCCGTCGCGATGATGGGCGGCGTCCGCGACCGGGTGCGCGTGGATATTGGCCGCCAGGCAATCATCGACCGGATCAACTGGCCCGAGAACTTCGGACCCGACAGCATGATCGACATCTCGGAGGTGTGGGTATGAGCACTTTCGCCGACACCCTCGCGCGCCTGCGCACCGCCGTCCTCGGCCACCGAGGGATGCGTCCTGACAAGACGGTCGTGCGCACCCGCGACCTGGCGGACCTGATCAACCACTTCGACGGGCTTGACCGAGCGATGCGCACAGCCGCACCAAAGTCGACCTCTCCACCTGACGCCACGGAGATCGCCCTTAAAACTGCACTCGCGCTGTTGGACGATTGGGATATGTGCCGCTCAGAAATGTCTGGGTCGAACACCATCGAGGGGCGAACCCGCGCGTTCCTCAAGGAGCAGGGGTTCAGCCAATGATCGTCCTCTCCACCACCGACGTCACCGTGCTGCTCGACCTGCTCGAAGGCCGGCCGCCCCAGACGCCCGAAGAACAAGCGCTCCTGCACGACCTGTATGTCCGGCTGCACGGGCACCGGATGCTCGTGACGGTGTGCCAGGATCTCGCCGATAGGAGCGGCCCGCGATGACCGTCGCCGAACTGATCGAACATCTGCAGTGGTGCGATCCGACCGCGACGGTTCTCGTCTCGGCATACGAGTACGACCTGACCTTGGCGCAGGAGCCTCAGAGCATCACAGCCTGCCATTTGCAGGGTGACGACGCGCCAGAGGGTCAATGGGGCGGTGATTACAAGGCCGCGCCTCACGGCAGCCTTGTGGTCTACATCGCTGGAGAAAGGCACGACCGCAAATGAAAGATCTCACCGCAAAGTGGCAGGTCTGGGCCAACCAGATGCCCGAACTCGCCCGCGAGGGGGCCTACAAAGCCGACTTCGCCTACGACGAGGACGGGCGTCTGTGGCGTCGCCTTTACCGGCAAGACATGCGCCACAGGAGGCCGGTCAGCAAAGTCACCCCGTGGCATATTGCCGACGCCTACACCTGGTTCCCGGCCGGCGTCCTGAAGCCTCACGACAAGGCTCGACTCTCCAACACCCGCGCCCGGCTGCCCAAGGGTTTTGATCGCTACATCGCCAAGGGTGAACGCATTGAGGTTGCACGATGACAGGTCCCGAACGCCGGCTTTATTTTGAGTCCACAGTCCTACACGCGCTCTGGGTGATCATCCGAATGCTCGTGACCCAGAAGCCCGACTGGCAATCGGCGGATCGATTCCGAGACAAGGCGCTTGTCTATCTCGACTACCACGGAAACCAAGCCGAGGGCTCGAAAGAGTATCGCCGCGACAAAGACTTTCCCGCTTTGCCGTGGGGTCGTAAATGATCGTCGCCGCCACCGGCCACCGGCCCCACAAGCTCGGCGGATACGACCAGAAGACCCGCCGGGCCCTGGGCGCGCTCGCGGTCGAGCACCTGAGCCTCAATCGCCCCGAGAAGGTGATCAGCGGCATGGCGCTCGGTTGGGACCAGGCCGTCGCCTCGGCGTGCGTGGCCCTGGGCATCCCGTTCATCGCGGCGGTGGCGTTTGAGGGACAGGACCGGCGGTGGCCGCAAGCCTCTCGCGACCGGTTCAATCGGCTCATCTTGGCCGCCGAATCCGTGGAAATCGTCAACCCGAGGAACCCGCTGCATATGTTCGATGCGGCCCGAGCCCTTGAGATGCGCAACCGGTGGATGGTCGATCGCGCTGACCGGATGCTCGCTCTCTGGGACGGGTCGTTCGGCGGGACCTGCAACTGCCTGGCCTACGCCGAAAAGAAAGGCGTGCCGTTCGACAACCTGTGGGACAAGTGGTCCCTCGACGAGGAGATCCGGGGGATGCTGGGTTAACTTCAACCTAGTGTTGATTTTCCAATTCAGACGTGCATAAGTTGGCCCGTCGCCAGCAGGCCCCAGAGACCCGACCATGAGCGCGCCGAAGTTCACCGACCGAGATGTCCAGAAGGCGGTGAGCGGCGCGACCAGCGCGGGCTTTGAAATCGGCCGGATTGACATCGACCGCAAGACCGGCCGAATTTCGCTATACGCCGCTGGAGAGGCCCCGCCGGCATCCGCAACTGACGAGATTGCCGGGTGGCTTGAAGATGACCGACGTCGCACTGAAGGGCGTCCACAAGGTTCGCGCTAAGGGTCGGACCTACTATTACGCATGGCGCGGCGGCCCGCGCCTGCCCGGCGAGCCCGGCTCCCGTGAGTTCCTCGAAGCCCTGGTCGCCGCCAGCGCCAAGTCGGACGAGTCCTCGCGCATCAACGGACTGGTGACCGCCTACAAGGGCAGCCCGGCCTACAGCGGCCTCGCCGTCTCGACCCGGAAGAACTGGGCACCCTGGCTCGACCGCATCCGTGACGACCTGGGCAAGCTGTCCATCAAGACGTTCGACCGGCCCGAGGTCCGCAAGGTGATCAAGCGGTGGCGCGGCAAGTGGGCGCACGCTCCCCGGGCGGCCGACAACGGCAAGCAGGTGCTCTCGGCGATGCTGTCCTACGCCGTGGAGGAGGGTCTGCTGGGCTCGAATCCGTGCTTCGGGATCTCCAACCTCTACAGCGCCGACCGATCCGAGATCATCTGGACCGAGGAAGACCTGAGCCGGTTCGCCGCCACGTCGCCGGTCGAGGTCATGCTGGCCCTGCGCCTGGCCGCGCTGACCGGGATGCGGCAGGGCGACCTGCTCAAGCTACAATGGGGGCACGTCGGCGACCTCGCGATCGAGATCAAGACCGGCAAGAGCGGCGGGAAGCGGGGCGTGGTCGTGCCGCTCTACAGCGAGCTGCGGGCGCTGTTGGCGACGATCCCCAAGCGATCGGTCTTCGTGCTCACCACGACCAAGGGCAGGCCCTGGGCGGGCGGCTTCGGATCCTCGTGGAACAAGGCGCGGATCGCGGCCGGGGAGAAGACGCTGCACTTCCACGACGCGCGCGGCACCGCGGCGACCAAGTTCTACCTGGCTGGATTCAGCGCCGAAGAGGTCGCCGAGATCCTGGGCTGGGAGAAGGACAAGGTCGAGCGAATCATCAATCGCTACGTCCGCCGGGACGCGCTGCTGCGGGCGAAGATCGCGCGCTTGGATGCGGGTTCGGCGTAAAACGCCGGTAAAATACGTTTCGGCCCCGGAACGAGTCCGGGGCCAAGTGTTTGGGAAATCTAGCAGATTTTGGAGCGGGCGGCGGGAATCGAACCCGCGTTCACAGCTTGGGAAGCTGTCGTTCTGCGTGGGATCACAGCAACTTGGGGTGTAAAACGGGTCGCTGAAGTCTCTAGGGTATTTCAGGGGTCTGTAAAACTTCTACACCCCTTTCCGCAGTTCGACCACGCGCCGACGCGCGGCATCTGAGATGGTCGGCTTTGGGTGTCTGGCGTCGAAACGTTTGATTGAAGGCTCGGCCCCACGAACATACGGGACGCTGTCGCGGATCTTTTCGGTGGGCACGTCCGCCCAGGCCGACAGCAGCTTCTCGTCGTCGGTCATACCTGGCCGGATAGTGACGGGGATCGGGGCGAAGAAGTTCACGACGCCACCTCTGCATCCGGCGCATAGATGATCGTCGGCTCGCGAGACTCCTCGTAACGGCTGTAGCCGATCATCTGACCGAAGTGGTCATCAAGGTGCGGCGACAGCCAGTCGATGAACTTTTCGATCTCGTTGTCGTAGTTTTTCAGGTCGCACCGAACGATCAACGACCAAGACTTTGCAATGTCGTTGCGCTCGAAGCAGAAAACGGTCATCGGCGTGAAGTAGTGGCTGCAAGAGCGCAGCATCCACCGCCAGCGGTCGGTGGCGAATAGCGGGTGATCCGGCGGCGTTAAGGGGGCGGCGCGGCTGTCGCTGCCCATAAATTTGATGACTTCAACGACCGCAGGGTCATCCTTCACGGAAGTCGACAGAACCAATTCAGTGTACATTCCCACGATGAGATCTCCAATCGGGGCTGATCCCCGTTGAATGTGACCGTCTCACCGCGATTGATAAATGTCAACACGATGTTGAATAAAAAAGGCCCCGGCAACCGAAGCTACCGGGGCCAGTCGGGGAGACCCATGTCGTCGCCGCAGGGCTTGGACGCTTGAACCTCGCACGCGACTTGTGAGAAGACAAGGGGTTGCGATTTCAACCTCGTGGTGATTAAGGTCAAATCTCACGCGGTCTCAAGGAGGGCCATAGTGATCGACCCGATCCCGACACCCCCGGACGTCCGACATCTTCGGCTTCCCGAGGTGCTCAAGCGCACCGGCTATTCCCGCGCCACGCTCTATCGGCGCATGGACGCCGGCCTGTTCCCGCAGGGCCGCAAGGACGGCGCGATCGTATACTGGCCCAGCGACGAGGTCGACGAGTGGCAGCAGCAAAAGCGTGACGCCCGATGATCGACGATGATGACGACCTGTTGGGCGACGTCACGCCCGCCCGGCCGAAGGGAAAGCCCGGGCGCAAGACCAACGAGGAGCGAGCTGCCCGCTTGGCGGCTGAGGCTGCCGGCACCGCAGGCGGCAAGATCCTGCTACCCGACCTCGCGATGTTCTACCGCCCGGTGGGCGTGAAGTTCCTGGCCGACGTCTTCCGCATCGAGCAGCGCACGGTGCTCAAGAAGATGATGAAGGCTCCCGTGGCCGAGTATGCCGAGCACAAAGGTAAGCAGGTCCCGCGCTGGGACTTCGTCGTGGCCGCCCAGCATCTCGTGGATCCGAAGATCGACATCGAGTCGTGGATCAAGAGCCAGCGGGCCCAGGATCTGCCGCACCACATCAACGACCAGTTCTGGAAGGCGATGCGGTCCAAGCAGGCGTGGGAGAAGGAGGCCAAGCAGACCTGGCGCGACGAAGACGTGCTCGAGGTGCTCGGCTCCACGGCGATGATGATCCGCGACGTGAGCCTGCTGTGGATCGAGGATCTGCCGGGCAAGGTCAACATCTCGACCGAGGACTACAACGCCCTGCGCCAAAGTGTCACCGACCTGCTGGATGAGGTCAGGGCCAAGCTCTGCGAGATGCCCAAGATGCGGCGCACCGAGAGCATGGTGCGGGCCTTGGATCAGGAGATGGCGCAGCAGGACGCCGCGGCCCTGGCTGACTTTGACGATTACGAGGACGAAGAGTAGTGGCGTTCATCTCGCTGGAGGACATGGTCGCCCAGACCTTCACAGCGCTCTCGCCGCCCGAGCAACTGACCGTGGTCGAGGCCGCCAAGAAGTACGTCTTCATCCGGCAGCCGGGCTCCTACGTGGGCTTCTGGTCCGAGCGCAAAGCACCCTACCTGGTCGAGCCGCAGGAGGTGCTGACCAGCCTCGACTACACCGGCATGGCGTTCGTCGGGCCGGCGCGTACCGGCAAGTCGCAACTGGCCCTGAACTGGGTGGCGCACACCGCCAAGACCGACCCATCGGACATGATGGTCGTCCACATGACCCAGCACACCGCGCGCGACTGGTCCAAGCGCGACCTGGACAAGATGCTGCGCGACAGCCCCGAGATCAAAAAGCTGCTGCGCCCGGGCCGCCAGAACGACAACACCTTCGACAAGGAGTTCCTGTCGGGGATGCGGCTGCTGGTCACCTGGCCGACCGCCACCAACCTGTCGGGCAAGACGATCCGGCGCAACTTCATCATGGACGCCGACCGGATCTCCGACGACATCGACGGCGAAGGCGATGTCTACGGCCTGACCTCCAAGCGCGCCGAGACCTTCAAGCGCTTCGGCATGACCGCCGTCGAGTCCTCGCCCAACCCGGACAAGGAGATCGCCGACCCGAAGTGGACGCCACGCACCCCGCACGAGGCTCCACCGATTCGCGGCATCTTCGAGTTCTACAATCGAGGCGACCGGCGGCGCTGGAACTGGCGCTGCCCGCAATGCCACAGCGCCTTCGAGCCGTCGTTCAAGCTGTTCAGCTACCCCAAGAGCGAGGACATGATGGAGGCGGCCGAGCAAGTCACGCTCGTCTGTCCGCACGACGGGTTCCCCATGGGCCCGGAGTTCAAGGAGGAGCTGAACGTCGCCGGCCGGTGGGTGAAGGACGGGATGATCTGGCGGCCGGAAGGCGACATCGTCCAGCGCAACGGTCACCGGGTGATCCGGTCGGACATCGCGTCGTTCTGGATGAAGGGTCCTGCAGCCGCGTTCCAGGACTGGGACAAGATCGTGCTGAACTATCTGCGCGCCGAGGCCGCCTACGAGGCGACCGGCGACGAGATGCCGCTGCGCAAGACGATCACGACCGACCAGGGCGACTACTACATCTCGAAGTCCCGCCTGTCTGATCGCCTGCCCGAGACGCTCAAGAACCGCGCCGAGGACTGGGGCGGCACGGCGGCCGAGCCTGTTGTGCCGGCCGGCGCACGCTTCCTGGTCGCGACGATTGACGTGCAGGCCCGCAGCTTTGTCGTGCAGGTCCACGGCATCGGCCCCGGTGGCGACATCTACCTGGTCGACATGTTCAAGATCAGGAAGTCCAAGCGCCTCGACGAAGACAACGACCCGATGCCGATCGACCCGGCCGCCTACCCTGAGGACTGGCTGACGATCATCGACGAGGTGATGTTGAAGACCTACCCGCTCGGCGACGGCAGCGGCCGGCGCATGATGATCAAGATGACGGCGAGCGACTCGGGCGGCCAGGAGGGCGTGACGCCCAACGCCTACAACTTCTCGCGCTACCTGCGCACCGAGCGCAACGACCTCTACAAGCGCTTCCTGCTGGTCAAGGGCGAGCCGAGCAAGTCCGCCCCACGGATCCGCCTGGGCTACCCGGATGCCCAGCGCAAGGACCGCCACTCGGGCGCTCGCGGCGACGTGCCGGTGCTGTTCATCAACTCGACGACGCTCAAGGATCAGGTGGCTGCGATGCTCGGCCGCGACGACACTGCCGATGGTGCGCCGATCAGGGCCGTGGGCATGGTCCATTTCCCGCACTGGGCCGAGGACTGGCTGTACCGACAACTCACCACGGAAATCCGCACCGAGAAAGGATGGGTCAATGTCAACGGCGGGACGGTCTCAAAACGAAATGAGGCTTTCGACCTTCTCTACTACTGCCTGGCGATCTGCCTGCACACGACGATCCGCATCGAGCACATCGACTGGATGAACCCGCCGACCTGGGCGGCCGACTGGCACGAGAACGACCTGGTGTTCGGCGGTGAAGAGGTGCTGCCGTTTTCGGCAAAGCCCAAGCGTGTTCGCGACTTGTCGAAACTGGCCGAGCAGTTGGCATAGTTCAACTTCCGCTTGGCGTTTCAACCTATTTGTGATTATGACTTTCTGACACTGGCCGTTCTGACCGCGTAAGGAACTATGGCGACCACAGCCGAACTTCTCAGCGATGCCGAGGCCGCGTATCACAAGCTGATGACCGGACAGGCCGTCGCGCGCTTCAAAGACCAGAACGGCGAAGAGGTCCAGTACACGGCCGCAAGCGCCAGCAAGCTCCTCTCCTACATCAACGGCTTGAAGGGTCAGACCGCAGGCGGGACGCCGAGCGGTCCGATGCGTGTGTTCTTTTGAACCTCGACCCTGAAATCCAAGACCTGCTCGGCACGGTGGCCCACGACGCCAGCCCCGCAGTCCCGCCCGCCCCGCAAGTTCACACGACCGGGGTGGGCGGCGAGCAAGCGATCGGCGGGGCCTACGAGGGCGCGAGCCGTCACGACAACACGATGGCCCTGTGGTCGCCCCCGCTGCGCTCGGCCGACGCCGAGATGCTGCCGGAAAAACGCACCGTGGACGCCCGGACGCGCGACACGCTGCGCAACGACGCCTACGTGGCCGGCGGCGCGAACCTGCACCGCGACAACATCGTTGGTGCGTCGTTCACGCTGAACGCCAAGCCTGCACTGCGGGCCCTGGGCAAAGGCTTCGACGAGACCTGGGAGGAAGAGTTCCAGGAGGAGGTCGAGGAGAAGTTCACCCTCGCCGCCGAGAGCCTCGACAACTGGATCGACGCCAGCCGCCGGTTCAGCCTGACGGCCATGATCCGTCTGGTCGTCGGCGTCTACGTGTCGGCCGGCGAGGTGCTGGCCTCCGTCGAGTTCCTGAAGGACTCCGACCGTCCGTTTACGACCGCGATCCAGATGATCGACACCGATCGTCTGTCGAACCCCCCGTCGATGAGCCTGAACGACCGCATCCGTGGCGGCGTGGAGCTTGACGCTCGCAACGCCCCGATCGCCTACCACATCCGCAAGGCCCACCCGAGCGACTACGGCAACCCCGACGCCTGGCAGTGGAAGCGCATCCCCATCCGCAAGCCCTGGGGTCGGATGCAGATGATCCACATCTTCGAGCCCAACCGGATCGACCAGAGCCGGGGCATCTCGGAAATGGTGTCGGCGCTCAAAGAGTCGCGGATGATCAAGAGCCTGCGCAGCGTCTCGCTCCAGAACGCCGTGGTCAACGCGACCTACGCCGCGTCCATCGAGTCCGATCTGCCGTCCGAGGCGGTGTTCCAGTCGCTTGGCGGTGGCAACCTCGACGCCGACTCCATCCAAGAGGCGATCACCAACTACGCCGAGGGCTACCTGGGCGCGATCGGCGAGTACGTCGGCAGTTCCAAGGCGATGCAGATCGACGGGGTGAAGATCCCGCACTTCTTCCCCGGCACCAAGATGAAGCTGCAGCCGGCCGGCTCGGGCGGCCCGATCGGGTCGGACCTCGAGCAGTCGATGCTGCGCTACCTGGCCGCCAACCTCGGCGTCTCCTACGAGCAGCTTTCGCGCGACTACACCCAGACGAACTACAGCTCGGCCCGGGCTTCCATGGCCGAGACCTGGAAGTTCATGCAGGCGCGCAAGAAGGCCGTGGCCGACCGCTTCGCCTCGATCATCTACCGGCTGTGGCTGGAAGAGGCGCTGAACAAGGGTCGGATCTCGTCGATGCCCCGCCGTCCGCGCGGCTGGCTGTACGAGGGCATGAACCTCGACGCCCTGGCGGTGTGCGACTGGATCGGTGCCTCGCGCGGCCAGATCGACGAGTTGAAAGAGACGCAGGCGGCTGTCCTGCGGATCAACAACGGCCTGTCGACGCTGGAGTACGAACTGGCCCGCCTGGGTCAGGACTACCGCAAGGTTCTGCGCCAACTGTCTCGCGAGAAGAAGGCCAAAGAGCGCTACGACGTGCTGCCCGACCCGACCGACACGACCAACCAGATGAACGCCGCCAGCGGCAGCCGCGGCACCAAGGCTTCGGTTGCGCAGTCCCAACTGGCTGATCTTGATGATCGCCTTACCGCGATCGAGGAGACGGCGAAATGATCACGAACCACTTCCTCGCGCGCTTCTCGGGCGCTGAGTCGCTGGTGGCCGAAGAGGCGCATGCCACGTTCGAGTCGTGCCTGAACCAGGGCCTGGTCGCTGTCACCGCGTTCGAGCAGCGCATGGCGGCCCAGGTTGATCAGCCTCAGATGGCCGACGACTTCTGGTTCGCCCCGGACGACTGGCGTTCGAGCTACCGCCCCTATGTCGTCAAGGACGGCACGCTGTTCATCCCGGTCAAGGGTGTGCTGCTGCACGACTTCGGCTGGGCCGTGGGCGACTGGCTTACCGGCTACGTCTACATCGCCAAGGCGTTCGAGCGTGGCATGACCGATCCCGAGGTGAAGCGCATCGCCCTGATGTGCCACAGCCCGGGCGGCGAGGTGGCCGGCAACTTCGACCTGGTCGACAAGATGTTCGCCTATCGCGGCACCAAGCCGGTGCAGGCGTTTGCCCACGAGGCCGCCTACTCGGCCGCCTACTCGATCGCCTCGGTCGCCGACAAGATCACCGTGTCTCGCACGGGCGGCGTCGGCAGCATCGGCGTGGTCACCATGCACATGGACATGAGCGAGGCCATGAGCCAGCGCGGTGTCAAGATCACCTACATTCACGCCGGCAAGCACAAGGTCGACGGGAACCCCTACGAGCCGCTGCCCAAGGCCGTGAAGGCGCGCATCCAGGAGCGTATCGACGCCCTGATGGACATCTTCGTCGCCAGCGTAGCGCGAAATCGAGGCATGGAGGAGCAGGCTGTCCGGGACACCGAGGCCGCGACCTTCAACGCCCCTCAAGCTGTGTCTATCGGTCTGGCCGACTCCATCGGCTCGCTCGACGACGCTGTGGCCGCATTTGCGGCGGATATGTCCCCGGACGAAGGAGAAGAGAAGATGGCCGTTGAGGCTAACACCACGGCGGTCGATCAGGCCGCCCACACCGCCGCCGTCGCCAGCGCCCGCGCTGAAGGCGTTGCCGAAGGTCGCACCAGCGAGAAGTCGCGCATCGTCGCCATCCTCGGCAGCGAATCCGCCAAGGACCGCCCCACGGCTGCCCTGGCCGCTGCTCTGGACACCGACATGAGCGCCGACCAAGCCGCCGCGTTCCTGTCCAAGCTGCCGACCGAAGCCAAGGCTGAAGTCGCTCAGGAGCCCGCCAACCAGGGCACCTCGGCCGGCGGCGTCGGCAATGCGTTCGACGCGGCCATGGAAGCCACCGGCAACCCGAACGTGGGTGGCTCGGGTGACGGCGCTCAAACGTCGCGCGCCGATCGTGCTTTCGCTCTGATGGGCAAGAAGCCCCGCAGCGCGGCCTAAGTTCTCGGAATCCTCAAGCTCTGAAAGGGCAACGCAATGGTTGCGATCACTATCCCGAACAAGTCCCAGTCGGCCGGCATCCCGACCCAGTGGGATGACACCATCGCGGCGGCCGACGTCGCGCTGATCACTGGTCACGAACCGCCCATCCTCGTCGAGGACATGCTGGTGGCTCTGAACCAGACCCTGGCCGCCCTGACCGTGGTTGGCCAGAACGCCGATGGCGACATCGTCGCGGCCACCTCGACCGTGGAAGCCTCGGGCGCTCTGACGTTCACCAACGTCGGTGTCGCTGCCGAGACGATCACCATCGGCTCGAAGGTCTACACCCTGCGCGCTGCGCCCACGACCGTCGCCAACGAAGTCAAGATCGGCGCGACCGCCACTGAAACGGCGGCCAACCTGATCGCGGCCATCAACGGCGGCGCTGGTGCCGGCAGCCTCTACGGTAGCCTGACCGACTCGCACGCGGACGTGGTGGCCTCGGCCGGCGCTGCTGGCGTGGTCAACCTGGTCGCCAAGGTCGGCGGCACGGCCGGCAACTCGATCGCCACGACCGAGACCAGCACCGTGGCGTCGTTCGGCGCGTCCACCCTGACCGGCGGTACCGCCCTTCCCGTCACCCGCGCGATCGGCATCCTGCTGACCGACGTGACCACGGGCCCGAGCGGCACCAAGAAGGGTGCTCCGGTCTATCGGGCCGGCTGCTTCAACCCCGACGCCCTGACCTGGGGTGCCTCCTTCTCCACCGACCTGGAGAAGTTCTCGGCCTTCCGCGGTGCTCCGTCGCCGACTTCCATCATCATCCGTCGTCCGAAGACCGCCTCGGTCTAAGCCGCGAAAATCAGGAAAGGTAAAAACCGATGGCTCTCGAACTCTGGACCAATGCGGACCTGTACGACGTCCTCCGTGACGATCGTCTGGATCCGATCCCGTCCTACTTCCTGGACACCTACTTCAACCAGACGCACTACTCGTCGGACAAGGAGATCATCTTCTCCGAACTGCCGGTGGCTGGTCGCAAGCTGGCTCCGTTCGTCCTGCCGACCGAGCAGGGCAAGCCGATCTTCGGCGCGAAGGGCGAGAAGGTGAAGTCCTTCACCCCGCCCTACATCAAGCCGAAGGACGCCGTTCGCCCCACGGACGCCCGGACGATCCGTCCGAGCCAACTGCTGCGCAACGCCGTCCCCAGCCTGCAGGAGCGTTTCGATGCTCGCGCCGTGGAGGTCATGGACTTCCATCGTCGCGCCATTCGGATGCAGATCGCCTGGATGGCCGCCCGCGCCTTCATCGACGGCAAGGTGACGGTGAAGTACGATCGCGACTCGGGCTCGACCTTCCCCGAGGTGACCATCGACTTCGGTCGTGACGCCGGCCACACCGTGGTTCTGGCCAGCTCCTTCTGGAGCGACCCGGACTACGACATCATCGGCGACCTCAACGCCTGGACTGCTACCATGCAGGCTGCCAAGTTCGGCGGCACCCCGGCGATGATGCTGGTGGGCAAGTCGGTCGCGCCGTACATTCAGAAGAACAAGGGCATCCTTGCTCTCCTGAGCACCCAGATCCGTGGCGGCGAGTCCACCACCATGGAGCGCGGCCTGTTCCTGACGACCAACCCCCTGAGCAAGATCGCCACGCTCAGCGGCATCGGTGTCAACCTCGAGATCTGGTGCTACAACGACCAGGTCGAGAACGACAACGGCACCATGGTCGACATCCTGAACCCGAAGGAGATCGTTCTGATCGCCCCGGGCGCTACGGGTGTGGAAGCCTACGGCGCGATCTACGACGTGGACGCCATGCAGTCGGGCCAGGCCGAGGCGATCGACATCTTCCCGAAGATGTTCAAGACCGACGACCCGGGCGAACTGTACATCATGAACCAGTCGGCCCCGCTGCCGATCATGCTGTACCCGAACCGCACCCTGAAGGCCAAGGTTCTGGCCTAACCCCAAACCCCAGAGCGGCGGCCGTGGTGGCCGCCGTTCAACTTCGTGAGGAAGATTCAATATGCAAGCTGTTGCTCTGAGCACCGTCCACTACAATCACGAGAACTCGGGCGAGCGCCTGGTCGCTGTCGCCAAAGGCTCGGTGGTGGAAGGCAAGACGCACCACGGCGTGTTCTCGGGCCTGTCGTCCAAGGATTTCGTGCAGCTCGAAAAGCTCGGCGCTGTCCGTGCCCCGACCAAGTCGGACCTGGCACTGGTCGGCGACGACGAGGACCTGGAAGACGAGCCCGCCCCGGCCCCCGAGCCGGAAGTCGCCGCTGAGCCTGCCGCCGAGCCCGCCCCCAAGAAGGGCAAGGCTGCGGCCAAGGCCGAAGACGAAGACATGGGTCTGTAACCATGTCCTTCCGGGACGACATCAAGCGCCCCGCGCGCCGGGCCCTTCATGAGAAGATGAAGATCCCGGCGCTTTACCTTGCGTCGTCGGCCGGGACTCCTGTCCCGGTCGGCGTTCGCGACCACACGAAATTCAACGCTCTCGGCGAACTCAAGGGCGGTGGCCCTGGCTGGGCCGAGATGCAGGACGTGACCCCGCGGCTGGTGTTCCAGCGCTCCGAGATGCAACCCGCCAATGGCGCGTTCGTCTGCGTCGAGCTTGGCGAGGTCTACCAGGTCAACAACGTGCGCCCGGCCGACGACGAGTTCGTCACGGCCGAGGTCACCCGACTGTCCGAAGGGCAGATCGCCAAGGTGTTCCCTTCCGGCCAGCCGGTGCCCGAATGAGCGCCTACGTGGTCATGATCGACGGTCTCGACGCCTTGTCCGAACTGGATGAGGTGCCCGAGAAGATGCTGCGCGCCGCCCGCGCCGCCGTGAACCGCACGACCGACCGCACCCGCACCGCCTCGGCCCGCCAGATCCGTCAGCAGGTGAACCTGCCGGCTCGCTACCTGGACCCGGCCGGCGGGCGACTCGAGGTGTCGCAGCGAGCCACCAACTCGAACCTGGAGGCCCGCATCACCGGCCGCCATCGGGCTACGTCGCTGGCGCGGTTCACCTCGAACGCCGAACCTGGGCAGGCGGGTGTCAGGGTGCAGGTCAAGACCGGCGGCGGGGCCCGCTTTCTCCCGCGCGCCTTCGCCATCCGGCTGCGCGCCGGCACGGCGGCACTGGACACCAAGTCCAACCTCGGCCTGGCCGTCCGCACCGCCAACGGTGAGAAGCCGCGCGGGGCCTACAAGCCCAAGCAGATCGGCGAGAACCTGTGGCTGCTCTACGGCCCCTCGGTGGCTCAGGTGTTCAAGGCCGTCCGCGAGGACGTGCGCCCTGATGCCGAGGACTTCCTGGAGGCCGAGTTCCGCCGCCTGCTGAAGCTGGAGAACATCTGATGGCCTTCACCGAGCCGTTCTTGCTGCGCGTTCAGAAAGCGCTCGTCGCTTGCATTGAGACGGTCAAGCCGGCCGGCGGCTACACCTTCGACCTGGAAGGTGCGGTGTTCCGTGGGCGCGACATCTTCGGCGACAGCGACCCGCTGCCGATGGTCGCCATCCTCGAGCCACCTGTTGCGCCCGAAGAACTGACCAGCCCGCGCGACTCCACGGGCGGCTACGGCGAGTGGGACCTGCTGCTACAAGGCTTCGTGGACAGCGACCCGACCAACCCGAAGAACCCCACCGATCCCGCCCACTTCCTGCTGGCCGACGTCAAGCGCGCCCTGGCCAAGGAGAAGCGGAAGAACGGGAGCTACAACTGCCTGGGCATTGAGGACGGCCGCGTGGAGATCAAGTCGATCGGTCGCGGCATCGTGCGCCCGGCCGATGAGGTGTCAGCCAAGGCTTACTTCTACCTGCCGCTGACGCTGCGCATTGCGGAGGACCCTGAAGAACCCTTTGCGTAGTGGAACTTTCAACATATACGTGATCCAACCCCAAGGAGTTGACCCCCATGGCCAATAACTACGTCGTCAGTAAGGGCGAGATGTACTTCGCCCCGTTCAAGCCCGGCACCCAGATCCCGCGCGGCGAGCGCAAGATCGGGAACAGCCCCGAGTTCAACATGACCATCGAGTCGGAAGAACTGGACCACTTCTCTTCGGAAAAGGGCATCCGCGAAAAGGATGACTCGATGACGCTGGAAGTGACCCGCACCGGCTCGCTGATCACCGACAACATCGTCCCCGAGAACATCGCCCTGTTCTTCTTCGGCACGTCCGAGAACCTGTCGATCACGGGCGCGACCGTCACCGCTGAAGCCATCGCCGACGTCGAACTGGGCAACACCTACCAGCTCGGCGCGACCCTCGCTCTGCCGTCCGGCGCTCGCGCCCTGGACATCCACACCGTTGGTCCGCCCGCCAAGAAGGTCATCGTCAAGAAGGCCTCCACCGAAATGGTCGAGGGTGTCGACTACACCATCGACATGGACCTGGCTCGTCTGACGATCCTGGCCGGCGGCACCCTGGTCGAGGGCGACGACATCACGGTGGACTACAAGACCAAGACCCAGACGCGCAGCCGCGTGATCTCGGGTTCGTCGGCTCTGGAAGGCTCGCTGCGCTTCATCTCCTACGCCCCCAAGGGCGTGAAGCGCGACGTGTTCATGCCCTGGGTCAAGCTGACGCCGAACGGCGAGATCAGCTTCATCGGCGAAGAGTGGCAGCAACTGCCGTTCAACATCGAGGCCCTGCGCAAGACCGGCTATGAGGCGATCTACGCCGATGGCCGTGCTGTGACGGCTTAAGGGAGTCGAGGATCGTGGGCCTCAACTTCACACCAGCCTTGATGACCAAGAAGGTCGAGTTCCCGGGCGGCGACGTTACCGTCCGGGGGCTCAGCCTCCAAGATGTGGTCACGCTGACCCACAAGCACGCCATCGTGCTGGGGTCGTTCTTCAACGTTCTGACCAACAAGGGCGTCGCCACCGACCTGGGTGACATGACCTCGCTGGCGGTCGCTCTGATCGAGGTTGCGCCGCAAGCCGCAGCCGAGGCCATGGCACTGGCCGCCGACGAGCCCGACAAGATCGAGGTGTTCGAGCGGCTGCCGTTTGGCCTGCAGCTTGAGATCCTCGAAGCCGTGGGCGCTCAGACCTTCACGTCGGACGAACATGTGGGAAAAGTCGTGGAGACGGTGGTCAAGGTGCTTCAGGGAACAAACCGGCTGATCGAGAGCGTCCGGGGAGTCTGAATGAGTGGGTGTGGGGGCTGCGCCGGCAGGTCAATCTTTTGCTGGAATGCGGCCACCCCCACGCCTGGCACTACCCGATCGGCCGGGTTTGGGATGAAAGCAACTTGATCGTCAAAAGGCACAACAGCCAAGAGGCGACCAGGGCGATCCTTCTCAAGATGGCCGTCTCCTCCGTCCTGTCGAAAGAGGGCGGCAAGCAGTTCGACAAAATGATTAAGCGGATGACTGGAGACTGAGATGGCCGAGCGCGACGTTGAACTCGTAATCCGCGCTCGCGACGAAGCCAACAAGGTCGTCAAGAACTTCACCGCCGGGCTGCGGGATCTTGTCGGCGTTCAGGACGATATGTCCAAGAGCGCCGGCAAGATCGACAACGTCCTCTCACGCCTGGGCGCTGAGTTCACCACCCTCAACACGCAAGTCCAAGGGCTGAAGGCTTTCGGCCGCGTCGTGTCCGACATGGACAAGGCTGCCGCCGCCGTTGACCGGCTTGACAGCCGAGTCGCCCAGATGAACGGCGAACTGTCGCAACTCGTGGCCAAGCAGCAGGCCGCCGCCGCTGCGACGCTGCAGGCCAAGGCTGCCGCCGAGCAGGCCGCCGCAGCGTTTGACCAGCAGAGCAAGAAGGCCGCTGAGGTTCGCAAGGAGGTCGGCGCGACAGCCGACGCCTACAAGGCCGAGAAGGTCGCACTGGACGCCGCTCGGGAAGCCCGGGCAGTTGCCAACCAAACCGTGACGCGCGCTGCGGCCGAGGAGCGCAAACTTCAGGCCGCCATGAACAGCGTGTCGAGCGACCTGGAGAACCAGAAGATCTCGCTCGCCGCCGCATCCACGGCCTGGCAGGAACTCTACACCGCATCGCAGCGTGTCGGCACGTCGCTCGGCGGCGTGGCCGCCAGTCAAGAAGAGATCGCTCGCGCGGCCGACCGGGCCGCCGAGAAGCTGAACCTCGCCAAGGGCGCGATCGACTTCACCCGCGAGGCCGCTGAGGCCAAGCGTCTGCGCGACGCTGCCGAGTACGTGGACTTCTGGACCCAAGCCCTTGGTCGCAAAGAGGCGGCCGAACGTGCAACCGGCGCGGCCGACGCCGAGGTCCAGAAGTTCCGGGACATCGCCGTGGCCGCCCGCAACGCTGCCGAGGCTGAGCAGCAATATCAGCGCATCAACGCCGCACTGGGCGTCGGCGGCTCAGGTAAGTCGGCCCGCGATTCGGCTGCGGTGTTCGAGGAGGCCGCCCGGGCCGAGGACCAGATGGCGGCTGCGGCTGCGCGCCTTCGCCGTGAACTCGACCCCCTGGCCGCCGTCAACGACAAGCTGTCGCAAGAGCTTCGCGAGATCGAGGGTCTCTACAAGTCCGGCAGGATCTCGGCCACCGAGTACGCCCAGGCCAGCAAGCTCGTCGGACAGCGGGCCAACGAGGCCGCTCAGAACCTCGGGAAGGTCGACATCGCGGGCGGCAAGGGGACGCTGTTCGGCCTCAAGCCCTACGAGCTGCACTCGCTCAGCTACCAGGTGAACGACGTCTTCACGCAACTGGGTAGCGGCACACCTGTGATGCAGGTGCTCGCGCAGCAGGGTGGTCAAGTCTTCCAGGTCTTCCAGCGTCAGTTGGTCCCGGCGATCTCCCGCGTCGGGCCGGCACTGGCCGCCGTGTCGCCTTTCCTGGTCGTCATTGCCGCTGCCATTGGCACCGTGGCCGCGGCGCTCAAGAACGTGGCTGACGAAGCGTCGTCGGTGAAGCAGTTCGGCGCGGCCCTGGCGGCGTCGGCTGACGGTGCGAAGTACAACGCCAAGACCATGGCTGATGCCGCCCATCAGATCGACGTCTACGGCGGCTCGCTCGAAGATGCACGCAAGGCCGTCAAGGCGTTCAACGCCGCCGGTATCGACCAGTCGCAGTTTGTTCGCTTCGGCAAGACGGCCCAAGACCTGGCAGATGTCACCGGCATCGCCCTGCCCGAGGCTGCGAAGAAGCTGGCCGAGGGCTTCTCGGGCGGCTGGAAGCAGGTGGACGAACTCGACAAGAGTCTGAACTTCCTGACCGCCAGCGAATACGCGCACCTGAAAAGCATGGCCGAGAGCGGCCAAACCGCTGAGGCACTGATCGAAGCCTACGCGCTTCTCGAACGCCGGCAGTCTGACGCGGCCCAGAAGATGCGCGGCCCATGGTCGGAGGCCACCCGGAACCTGGGTCGGGCCTGGGACGGGTTCTTGGGCTCCATCGGCAACTCGAAGCCGATCACTGCGGCGATCAGCGCCCTGTCTGAACTACTGAAGCTGATCAAGCGGGCGACCGACCTGCTGCCGGGCGGCGAGTCTTTGCCCGAACTGCTGGCGCAACGAGCCAAACTTCAGGCGCAGACCACGGAACTTCAAGGTTCGTTCCTCGGCAACATTCAGACGAGTCCGTTTGGCAGGTCTTCTCCAGCCCAGATTGCCGCCAAGCAACTGGCCGAACTGGACGCTCAGATCGCCAAGAAGCGACTGGAAGAGGCCGCCAAACTCAACGGCATCCGGGCCGAGGATCGCGAAGACACCGGGAAGGCCGACCTCCGGGCGCTGGAAGCTGCACGCAAGAAGCTCGAACTGGCGAAGGGTCTGAGCGACGAGGCGCGCATCAAGGCCGCCTACGACGAGGCGTCCCTGGCCGCGTCCAATGACGGGGCGAGTAAGACCGCTGCTGCGGAGGTCGGCCGACTGGCCGCCGCCACCGAGCGTCTGAAAATCGAGAAGGAAAACAGCAAGGAGTCCGCCAAGCAGCTTAAGGACGCCACCGACCTCGACAAGATCCAGGGGCAGGCGTTCCTTGCCACAGCCATGCGATTCAACGGTCGCAGCGAGAACAACGCGGTCGACAACAACGTCCTGCAGAACCTCTTCAAGCAGGCCGGCCAAGACGTCGACCCGAAGATGACCGCCTGGTGCGCGGCCTTCGTGAACGCGGTGCTTGCGACGAACAACCTGCCCGGCACCGGCAAACTGAATGCCCGGTCATTCTTGGACTACGGCAAGGAGGCGTCCACGCCGCAGGCGGGCGACATCGTCGTCCTGAAGCGTGGCAGCAACCCCGACCAAGGTCACGTCGGCTTCTTCCAGGGCTTCGACGACAAGGGGAACGTCAAGGTTCTCGGCGGCAACCAAGGCGACAAGGTCGGGACAGACACCTTCCCGGCCTCCGACGTGCTGTCCTATCGCCGGGCCCCGACGCCGGCCGACGTCTACAAGCAGGCCGCCAAGGACGCCGACGAACTGGCCGCCAAGCAGGCGGCGCTCAACCTCTCGATCAGCGAGTTTGTCGCAAAGGGTGAGACTGACAACGCCATCGCTGCCGCGCGCCTGGCGAAGAACGAAGCGCTGGTCCGCGAACTCACGATCGAGAAGGAGGTCCAGGAGCAGATCGCTTCGGCCGCCAAACAAAAGCTGACCCTGAGCGAGGCTCAGATCGTGGCGATCCGGGCCACGGCCACGGCCTCCTACGACCTCGGTAATCAGGAGCGCCTGCTGGCGCAACAGCAAGCTGCCGCCGAGCAGCCTGTCAACGATCTGATGGAGCGTCGCCGTCTGCTGCAAGAGCAGATCACGTTCGCCCAGCAGCAGGGCGACAACGGGACTGCTGAGCGGCTGAAGGCTCAACTGACCGGCGTCAACGCTGAACTGCAGACCGCGATCGACCGGGCCATCGCCATGTGGAAGGCGATCGGCGGACCCGAGGCCGACAACGCGATCCTGAAGCTCCAAGGTGCCAAAGCTGAAGTCAAGGCTGTCGGGGACAAGGTGGTCATCACCGGCCAGCAGGCCAACGAGATGATCGCGACCGGTCTGGCAGGGGCGTTCGACAGCTTCGCCAAGGCGGTGGCCAATGGCGAGAACGCCTTCGATGCGGCCGGCGACGCCTTCCGCCAGTTCGCTGCGGACTTCCTGCGCCAGATCGCTCAGATGATCCTGAAGCAGGCCATCCTCAACATGCTCGGCGCGGGCGCGGGAGGCGGCGGTGGCGTGGGCGGCGTCATCGCAAGTACGGTGGCCGGGCTGTTCCACGAAGGTGGCATCGTCGGCCAAGGCGGGCAGGCGCGCGCCGTCTCGCCGTCCTGGTTCGCGAACGCCGCTCGCTACCACACTGGCGGCATCGTCGGCCTCAAGCCCAACGAGGTGCCGGCCGTGCTCCAGAAGAACGAGGAGGTGCTGACCGAGTCCGATCCGCGCCACCAGTTCAACGGTGGCGGCATGGGCGGCACGGTTGTTCCGGCACCCCAGATCAAGATCGTCAACGCGATCGACGCCGGGGACATGGTGCAGCAGGGCCTCAATACGAGCGTCGGCGAGAAGGCGATCCTGAACCTGGTTCGCAACAACCCGGGGGCGTTCAAGCAGGCCATGGGCGGCTAGAGCTTCAACATTTGATTGAAGCCGGGCCCTGCTGTTGATATGACCGACATGAACGCGAGGGACTGAAAGTGGCGCTGACAACGGGGACTGCGACCAGCTACCACGATCTGCTGGACAAACTGCGGCTCTACCTGGTCGCTCAGGGCTGGACTCAGAAGGCTTGGACCGCCCCCGGCTCGATCACCGCCCAAGCCTCCCTGCAAATGATGGCCCCCGGCTCGGGCACCGGCCGCGAGATCTACGTCAACATCAAGACCGTGGCCGACGCGACCGCCGGCTACTACTCGTGGCGGGTGCGCGGGGCGACCGGCTACACGGCCGGCGCGACCGAGGGTGGTAACCCGGGCGAGCTGCAAAACGACGTCTATCTGAACCTGTGGCAGAACTCGATCACCTACTGGTTCTACGTGAGCAACCGGCGCTTCATCGTCGTGGCCAAGTGCTCGACCGCCTACATGAGCCTCTACGCCGGACTCTTCCTGCCGTTCGGCACGCCGACCCAGTATCCGTTCCCGCTGTTTATCGGCGCGGACTACGGTAAGGTCGCCCCCTGGTCGCAGGTCAACAGCGCCCGCCGCATGTTCTGCGATCCCGGCGGCGACCTTGCAAGCGGCCAAGACAGCAACGCCTACTACCGGACGCCCGGTGGCTCGTGGCAGGGCATCGTCAATCACGACGCCAGCGCCAGCAACGACTACGGCCAGAGCTTCACGAACGGGCAGGCCCGGATGTGGCCGTACTCAGGCGACCACTTCGTCTCGACCAACTCGACCTACTACGAGTTCGGCGCGTCTCTGGCCGGCGCGGCGTCCGGCCGGGCGCTCGACAACTTCGTGGCCACGCGCCAGGGCGAGCGGTGGCTGTGGCCGGTCCAGATCATCAAGGCCGATGAGGCCCCGCCCGGTGTGCTCGACGGCGTCTTCGCCGTGCCCGGAGTCGGCATGGCTGCCGAGCAGGTGATCACGGCCGGCGGGGCAACCCACAAGGCGTTCCAGAACATCTCCCGGGCATCCGGCAACGACTTCTTCGTCATCAAGGAGGTCTGACCGTGGCCTATGCGACCGGTAGCGCCGCCAACCTCAACGAGATCCTGGCCGCCCTGCAAACCTTCGCCGCCGCTCAAGGGTGGACGATCGACAAGTGGACGTCGGGTAGCAACCTGCTGTTCATGCGCAAGGGGCAGTGTTTCGTTGCCATGCAGGGCGCGACACAGGCGCTGACGACCTACCCGGGCGGCGTCTCGACGGCTGTCACCGACACGGTGCTTCGCATCGCCCTGTCGACCTCGATCACCACCTCGCTGACGACCTACAACTCGCACCCCGGGTCGATCGTCACCACGGCCACCGACAACGACCGCGTCGAGGTCAACGACCTGATCGGGCCGTTCGCCGCCTACCACTTCTTCAGCGGCAACGAGGGTGCGGGCGACCCGGCTTACATCCACGTCGTGATCCAGACGGCCAGCGACCGCTACCAGCACTTCAGCATCGGTAACCTCGACAAGAAGGGCCTGAGCCACGCGGGCGTCGGCTACGCGGTCGGCGCGAACCGCTACTGGTATCGCAACACCGCCGGCACGGACCTCACCAGTGCGTCGATGATCTTCAACGATCCGACCCGGCACCCGACCATCTTCGACGGGAACAACACCACCACGGTCATCGGCAGCGCGACCGCGCAGCACCACATCCCGGACGCGCTGCCGGTCTCCTGGTCGGCCGGCGTGATCCTCGGCAACTACACCCTGGCCGGCACGGCCATGTCGCTCCCGCTGGTCAACCGCTCCATGCGCCCGGCCAACTACGGAGTCGGCAGCAGCGCGAACGCCTTGCTGTCCAACGTGGTCGTGTCGGCCGTGTCCCAGTGGTCGGGCAACGCCGTGCTGTGGCCGCTGCCCGTGATCATCATCAACCCGGCCACTTCGCAACTCTGCTACGTCGGCGACTATCCGAACGTGCGGATGCTGAACATGGAAGGTATGGGCCCGGGCCAGGAGATCACCTACGGCAGCGAGACGTGGAAGGTCTTCCCGTCGATGACGCAGCGCGCGTGGGGGCTCGACCGCACGGCCGGGTTCGACGGCGCGACGAGCGGCCAGTACGCGCTCGCCTACAAGAAGGTCACCTAGCCCGTGGCCGACGCACTGGGCACCGTGTTTGCCGCCGACGTGTCGGGCATGACGCTGCCTGTCGTCTGGGTGGCCGGGCCCGGCGGCACCTACGCGCTGACTTACTCAGCGACCAGTGGCTCGGTGCCGAACCCAAGCCACGACGTCGGGCTGACTGGTAACGCTGCGCTGCCGGCGCAATTCTTCTGGGACTTCTACAACCGGGTCTATGCGCTGCCGTCGCACATCGACTTCGGCGCGCTGTCCAGCCAAGCCACCCAGTACGTCGATGTCTGGAGCGCCTGGCTGGTCTCGATCGACCTCGACCAGGTCACCGAGAACGGCACGGAGGGCCTCGAACTCTTTGGCGTCTCGCCCAAGATCTTCGCGCCGCTGGAACTGGCCACCTACGCGGTCACGGCGCTGCTCGACGGCCCGCCCAACATCGAGGGTCGCTACACCTTCGAGTTCGACTCCGGTGACGCGCCCATCGTCACCACCTCGGGATCCCGCGCCAAGGTGTGGCCGTTCGCTGTCGACTGGAAGTCGGGCTTCCGGGTCAACCTGAGTTTCAAGACCGACATCTGGACCAGCCGCTCGGGCAAAGAGCAGCGCCGGGCCCTGCGGACCACGCCTCGCAAGACGGTCGAGTTCTCCTCGATCACGTCGGGCGTCAAGCTGCGGACCTTCCGCGCGCTCATGGCGTCCTGGCAGAACAAGGTCATGATCATGCCCGACGTGACGCGGCGGGTGCTCGCCAGCGCCGCCAGTGCCGGTGGGACGACCAGTGTCACCGTGGACGCCGTTCCCGACTGGCTGGCGGCCGGTGCGACCGTGGTCATGGTAGACGGGGATCGCCGGGAGATCCGCAAGATCGACCACCTCGCAGATCAGGTCGTCGTCTTCACCGCCAGCAGCGGCGCGTGGCCGGCCGGGTCGAAAGTGTATCCGGGCCTGCAAGGTGTTTTGGCCGGCGACCTCTCGGCCCGGCAACTCACCGACTCCATCGCCACGGTCAACGTGCGGTTCGAGGTGGACCCGGCCTCAGAGCCCCCGCGCAGCCAGGGCTCGCCGGTCGCAACGCTCGAGGGCCGCGAGGTGTTCACCCGCAAGCCCAACTGGCGGGACGGGATCGACGTCAGCTACCAGTTTCCGAGCGAGACCGTGGACTACGGCCGCGGCGTGATCTCGCGCTTCCGGCCGATCAGCTTCAGCACCCAGATCTTCAAGGCGTCCTACGTCGGTCGCGACCCCGAGAACCTGCAGGCCATCCAGCAGGTGTTCGAGCGCGCCAAGGGCCGCCGGGGTGAGTTCCACATCTCGACAGGGATGCCGGACCTGGTGCTGGCCGCCACGGCACTGGTCGGCAACTTCTTCATCCGGGTGGCCGGGCAAGAGGTCTTCAGCGCGTTCGCCAATGACACCGTCCACCGGGCGATCGAGGTCGTGCTGAACGACGGCAGCCGGTTCTATCGGAAGCTGGTCGGCACGACCCCGATCACGACCGTCAGCGACGTGGACGGTGACGACACGATGATCCAACTGACCGGGGCCCTGCCGGTGACGATCACGCCCGCCAGTGTGTCGCGCATCTCCTGGCTGCCGGCCGCCCGGTTCGCGAGCGACGAGATGACGATCGACTATTTGACTGACGAGGTCGGCCAAACGCAACTGGCCATCCAGACCCTCGAAGACCTGGCTGTGGAGTAGCCCATGACTTTCGCCGCGATCGAAGAGAGCCGGACGAAGGGTGAACCGGTAGCCCTCTACCACTTCCAGTACGGCGAGGCGTCCGACAAGTTCTTCGGCTACACCGATGCCGAGGTGCCGATCACGAACGCCGGCAAGCTCTATGTGCCGCTCCCCATCACCATGGGCGCGGTGCGTTCATCAGGCACGCTCGACCGCCAGTCGATCGAGGTTCGCACGCCGCAGAACGCGGACCTTGCCGAGCTGTTCCGCCTGACGCCGCCGTCTCAGGTGGTCACCCTGGTTGTGAAGCAGGGTCACATCGGAGACCCGGACAGCCAGTTCCTCGTGACCTGGACCGGCCGGGTGCTCGGCCACAAGCGTCAGCGCAACGAGGCGATCTACACGGTCGAGTCGGTGGCCACGTCCATGCGCCGCGCCATCCTGCGCCGGCACTACATGCTCGGCTGCCCGCACGCCCTTTACGGGCCCCAGTGCAAGGCCAGCAAGGCCGCCGCCACGGTGGCGAAGACGGTGCTCGCGGTCAACGGGGCCACCATCACGCTGTCGACCACCTGGGCGGCCGACGCGCTGAAGCCCAAGTACGTCTTCGGGCTGGTGGAATGGACGACCCTCGACGGCCTGAAAGAGGCTCGCAGCATCCTGAAGATCAAGGGGCTCGACTCCAACCAACTGCTGCTCGACAGCGCACCCAAGGGTCTGCAGCCGGGCATGTCCGCCAACGTGATCCTGGGCTGCAATCACGAGGCGGGACTCGAGGACGACTGCGTGGCCCTGCACAACAACATCCAGAATTTCGGGGGCCAGCCGTGGATCCCGACCAAGAACCCGATCGGGATCAAGAACACCTACTATTGACGCGGCCCCGTGTTCACCACTAGGTCGTAACCGCAACAGGGACGTGAAATGGTCGCTTGGCTCGTACCGCTGCTGATCAGTCTGGCGATCAACATCGTCGCCTACCTCATCATGCCCAAACCGAAGCAGGCCAAGCCTGAGGCGGCGAAGCAGTCCGAGGTCCCGACCGCCGACGCCGGCAAGCCCGTACCTGTCGTGTTCGGCACGGTCACGGTCAAAGAGGTGAACGTCATGTGGTATGGCGACCAGACGATGTTCACCTACCAGGCTCGTGCGTGATGGAAGAACTGATCGTCACGATCGACGACATCCGCAAGACCGGCCATTGCGTCAAAGGTATTCGTCGCTGGTTCGAGGCCCACAACCTCGACTTCCGCAAGTTCATTGAAGCCGGCATCCCGGCATCTGCGCTTCTGGAGACCGGCGATCAACTGGCCCTAGAGGTCGTCAGCAAGATCAAAGGGCGAAGCTCTGATGGGTAAGTCAAAGTCCGCCAAGGTCGAAGTCACCAACTACTACATGTCGCTGCACTTCGGCATCGCGTGCGGCCCCATTGACGCGCTCACGGCGCTGACCGTCAACGAGAAGATCATGTGGGAGGGCTCGGCGGCGACCGAGACTGCGATCCCGATCTACAACCCCGACCTGTTCGGTGGGGCGAAGAAGGAAGGTGGCGTTGCCGGCACGGCACACTTCCTGCCGGGCGGATCCACCCAGGTCATGCCCGAGCACCTGGCGTCCAAGATGGGGCGCACCACGGCAACCTGCCCGGCCTACCGTGGGATCGCCTCGGTGTTCTTCCACGGCGCGACGACCGACTACAACGCCTTCGACCCGGCGTCGGGCTATGGTGGCCAAGGTTTCCTGTGGTCGTCGAACAACCCGATCATCGCGCAGTCGCTGTGGGCAACCGTTCGCCGATCGCCCAAGGGCCTCGACCCGACCAAGGCGATGATCGGCACCGACGCCAACCCGGCGCACATGATCTTCGAGTGCCTGACCAACACCGACTGGGGGCTGGGCCTGTCGTCGTCGCTGATCGACGGCGCATCCTTCTCGGCCTGTGGCGACATCCTGTACGAGGAGTCGTTCGGCCTCTCGATGATCTGGACCAAGCAGGCCAAGGTCGAGGACTTCATCGGCGAGATCATCGACCACATCCAAGCCAACTTCTACATCAACCCGCGCACCGGCCTCTATACGCTGAAGCTGATCCGCGACGACTACGACCCGGCCGACCTGCGGGTGATGAACCCCGACAACGCTGACCTGTCGAACTTCCAGCGGAAGATGTGGGGCGAGACGATCAACGAGATCGCCGTCACCTGGACCAACCCGGTCAACGAGCAGGAAGAGACCGTCACCCTCCAGAACCTGGCGGCCGTGTCTGCCCAGGGTGCCCCGGTGCCGGACAGCCGCAACTACTATGGCGTCCGCAACAGCGAGCTTGCCTCGCGCCTGGCTGCCCGGGATCTGCGCGTGTCGTCGGCCCCGCTGGCGACGATGGAAGTCGAACTCAACCGCACCGCTTGGGACCTGCTGCCCGGCGAGGTGGTCAAGGTCACCTGGCCGGAATACGAACTCTACGACCTGGTCATGCGCGTCGGCACGGTCGACTACGGCAAGATCGGCGACCCGACCATCAAAGCGACGCTGATGGAGGACGTCTTCTCGCTGGAGAAGCCGACCACGCCCACGCAGCCCGACACGAACTGGGTGCGGCCGGGCGAGACGCCGGCACCGATGGCCCACACCAAGGTCATCACGCTGCCGCAGTTTTTCGTCACCTCGACCGATCTGCAGGCCGGCACGCTGGACTTGGAATATCCCGAAGTCGCCGCGGCCGTGCTCGCGCACCAGACCGGCTACGACACGCCCACCTACGAGCTGCTGAGCGAACAGACGCTCGCCAACGGGGACATCGGCTACCAGTCGATCGGGACCAAGACCGCGCTCGATCGCGTCACGCTGTCGAACAGCATGGTGGTCGGCGCGACCACTGTCCTGCCGGGCGAGGACGTGGCCGGGGTGCTGATCGGGCCGCAGGTCGGCGGGTTCGTGTTCATCGGCGACGGCACCGAAGCCGAGATGGAAGTGGCACTGGTCGACTCCTACGACGGGCTCGACTGGACGCTGGCCCGGGGCGTGCTCGACACCATCCCGCGCGCATGGCCGGCGGGGACTCCGCTGTGGTTCGTCAACAGCGGCGCTCGGATCACCGACGATCAGGACATCCGGGCTGTCGGCGAGTCGCCCGACTACAAGCTGCTGTCGCGCACCTCGCTGGGCATCCTGCCGCAGGCCGACGCCCCGGTCATCACCGGCACCATGACGGCCCGGCCGCACCTGCCGCTGCGCCCCGGCAACGTCAAGGTCAACGGGCAGGCGTTCGGCAGCATCGCCATCGGTGGCTCGACCAACGTCACGATCACCTGGGGCACGCGCAACCGCCTGCTGGAGGACGGCCAGGTCGTCCGCTGGGATGCCGGGTCGGTCTCGCCCGAGTACGGCCAGGAGACGGTCGTCTCGATCTACAACCAGTCCGGCACGCTGGTCTATGAGCAGGGCTCGCTCTGGACTGAGACCTCGCTGGTCCTGCCGAAGACCAACTTCGACCGCTACTCGTCGATCACCGTGCTGGTCCGCTCGCGTCGCGACGGGCTGTGGTCGCTGCAAGGCCACTCGGTGCAGGTCACGGGCCTCGCCAACAACCCGGCCGCCGCGCTGCCGCCCTCGCCGCCGGCCGCCACCACGCCGCCTCCGACGACCAGTGCGCCGGGCGCGGGCGTCTTCACGGCGACCGGGACGGCGGTGAGCAGCGCCAGCGGAGCCTCGACGCCTACCGTGCTGATCGTGGGCACACCTGACAACGCCGACGCGACCGGACTGGTGATCCGCTACCGCAAGAGCGGCTCCAGCGACTACACCTTCCACCCCACCGTCGATCTGCGGGCGGGCGTGCAGGTGCGCGTCGCCATCGCCCCGCTGGCCGCCCTGACCGACTACCTGTTCGAGGTCGCCTACGAGGTCGGCAACCAGCCGCTCGGTGGCTGGCGATCGGTGCTGCCGAGCCCCGTGACGACCGGTGCGTTCGTGTCAGACAACGCCGTGGCGGTCGGCACCCGAACGGCGGTCACGCTGCTGGCGCAAGTCGACCAGGCGCTCGCCGACGCGGCGTCAGCCTTGGCCGCAACTGGTCAAGATGCCGCCGACCTCTCGGCAGCCATCGCCTCGGCCAACGCTGCCCGGGATGCGGCCCAGGCGGCGCAGGCGGCTGCCGAGACGGCCCGCAACCAGGCCCAGAGCGCCTACACCGCTGCGGATGCCGCCCGTGGCCTTGCGGTGGACGCCAAGAACCTTGCGGCCAGCAGCGCGACGGCTGCGGCCAACAGCGCCACCTCGGCAGCCGGGTCGGCCTCGACCGCGACGACCAAGGCGACCGAGGCCGGCACATCGGCCACCTCGGCGTCCGGGTTCGCCAACACCGCCAGCACGAAGGCGTCTGAAGCTGCGACGAGCGCGGGTGCTGCGGCGACGTCGGCCACCTCGGCAGCGTCGTCGAGTTCTTTGGCCGGCAGCAACGCCTCGGCGGCCAACACCGCTCGCGTGGCCGCTGAAGCTGCCCGGGACACGGCCATCGCCAACGCCTCGGCAGCGGCGACGTCGGCCAGTTCGGCGGCGGCGTCCAACACGGCGGCCGGCAGCAACGCCTCGGCGGCGAACACGGCTGCGACCCAGGCTGCGACGTCGGCGAGCAACGCCAGCACCTCGGCCACCAATGCCAGCACCTCGGCCACCAATGCCGCAGGGTCGGCCTCGACGGCGGCGAGCCAGGCGGTGTTGGCCTCGAACTATCAGGCCGCCGCGCTGCAATCGGTACAGGGGATCTTCCCGACTCAGTTCCGCGACACGAAACAGTGGTCGGATGAGTATGACGCTCTGAACCTCACGGCGACTCTGGCCAGCAGCGACTTCAGCATCCTGGGCGACGGGACTCCGGTTTGGTCCAGCGTCGCCGGGGTCACGCGAGTCGTGGCACCGACCGCGTCGTTCGCGCCGATCGTCGGGCGCACCTATCGGGTCACGCTGCGGGCCCGCCGGATCCAGAACACGACAAACGGCAGGCCGGCCTACATCTGGGTCGGGCTGGGCCGGAAGTCGACTTCGGGCATCTATACGAGCGATCCCAGCACCGGCTTCGACGGCAACTCGTGGCCGCTGAGCGAATGGCAAACGCTGTCGGCGGACGTGACGATCACGGACCCGTCGTCTTGGGCCCGGCCCCGGTTCCACGTCAACTGGGATAACGGGACAGGCTCGAGCATCGCCAACGCCGTGTTCCAGTTGGGCGGGACGACCTTCGAGGACGTCACGAGTCAGGTGGCCTCGGCCGGCAGCGCCTCGGCAGCCGCCACCTCGGCGTCTGTCGCAACGACCAAGGCCGGCGAGGCGTCGTCCAGTGCCAACCAGGCCAACATCAGCGCGACCTCGGCGACCACGTCCGCCAACACCGCCACGGTCTCTGCCGGCAACGCCACGACGGCCGCCACCTCGGCGTCGTCCAGTGCAGCCGCAGCCTCGGCAAGCGCGGCGGCAGCGTCCTCCAGTGCGACCCTGTCGGCCAGCATCGGCGGCGGAACGCTGAACCCCAATCCGATGTTCGCCAACTACCCGACAAGCCCGGGCATCCCGGCATCGTGGTCGGACTGGGCGGACGGTGGGATCGGCACCAGGGCGACCGGTGAGGCCGGGTCGAACGCCTATCGCGTGGTTGTCGGAGCAGGCGTCAACCAAGGCATCTCGCGCGCCATCTACCTGACTTCGGGCTGGTACGTGTTCGAGGCCGACGTCTGGATTGAAGCCGGATCTTCGCAGGGCGGCGGCATGTTGGTGAGCGGCCCAAGCTCCAACTTCATGGCCTTGAACTTCACCTCCGACGCCGACCTCAGCGGCTACCAGGGTGCCGGTGGGTTGGGGATTCGACGCTGGCGGAAGCTGGTCTACTACCCGGTCGCCGAAACCGTCACGTTCTACACGATGAGTAACTGGGACGGACTGGGCACCCGGGCGGCCAAGACCATCAACTGGTTCCGTTCCGGCATCCGGCCGGCGTCGCAAGCTGAGATCGACGGCGCTCAGGCCAAGGCGGGCGTCGCCAGCGCGAACGCCACGATCGCCGCCAACGCGGCCACCCAGGCGACGATCAACGCCGCGCAGGCGACGACGAACACGAACCTACAAGCCACGGTCAACGACAACACCGCCTCGCTCACCACCCAGGGCGGCGTGCTGGCGGACCTGACCGGCAAGTCCTACTCGCGCTACATGGTCGAGGCCAACGCGGCTGGCGTGATCACCGGCATCTATCTGGTGTCGAGCATGGGCGAGGCCGGCACGCCGATCTCGGCTATCAAGCTGCGGGCCGACACCTTCGCCGTGGTTGCCGCTGACGAGTCGGCCACCAAGTTCCCGTTCGTCTATGACGCCGCGCTCGGCAAGCTGGTGCTCAACGACGTGGTCGCCCAGTCGGCCAACATCGGCGACCTGGCTGTCACGACGCTGAAGCTGAACGGCCTGGCTGTCACGACCGACAAGATCCAGAACAACGCGGTGACCAACAGCGTCAGCGTCTCGTCGTCGCTGAACAGCAACATCAACACGGCCGGCGAGCAGACCCTGAACACGGTCTCGATCGAGACGTCGGGCGGCCGGGTCGAACTGCTGGCCAACGTCACGGCGAAATCAAACGGCGGCGGTGGGGCCAGGTATGACGTGCGGGTCTACCGCGACGGCAACATGATCTTCCAGATGGCCGGCGGTTTTTCGACCTATGCAGACGGCAGTGGGCTCGTGACCAGTGGCTCGGCCTTGGGCTCCAATGTGACGATCTCGACGGCGGGCCAACCTGTACCTATGACGCTCCCGTTGACGGACTACCCTGGCCCGGGAACCCACACCTACCAGGTGCGTCTGAACCGCGTCGCCAGCGGCGGCGGTGCTGTCGAGACGCTTTACAACTACCTCATGGCCACGGAGATCAAGCGGTGATCCGATTCCTCGTATGCGACAGCCTCGGTGAGATCCTGCGCAGCGGCTTTGCAGCGTCGCTTCGCGGCGCGTACATCCAGGCGGCCGGCGGCGAGCGGGTCTTCGTCATGGACGACATCGGCTTCCTCGACACGGCAACCTTGAAGGTTGATTTCAACAATATGTTGATTGTTGTGAAAGAAGGTGTCAGTGTCTCGGTGCAGGGGGAAAACACCCCCGTTCAAGAGATAACCTCGGAGCCCCAAGATGCGTAAGATCCTGATCCTTGCCGCAGCGCTGATGCTGACTGCCGGCGCAGCCCATGCGGCCGACACGCCCACCCGGCCGCCCGTTGTCGCTGGCGACACGCCTGACATGTGGGTTAAGCCCGGCACGCCCGAGCGGCCCGACCGCCTCAAGATCGAGTACGAGCGCGGCCTGCGCAACCCGACCACCTTCGACCCCAAGAAGCCCGCCACAGCCATCTTCCTGGTCGCAGGGCCGTTGGCCGGCGCTGCCGTGGGTGCCGCCCTGGTCGCCGGCAGCTTCCCCGTTCTTCTGACCTTCCCCTGAAAGGACCCCCATGCCGAAGACCCTCACGCTCCACGACGTGGACACCCAGATGGCCGAACTGCTCGCGCAGAAGGCTATCCTCGAACGCCAGGCCGCCGCGCTTCTGGTGCCGCTTTACGGCGACATCATCGAGCGCCTGACCAGCACCGAGACCCACGATTTGCTGGTGGCCGTCAATCTGTTCCAGGACAAGCTCGCTGACGGCATGGCCAAGCAACAACTCGGCCACGTCGTGTCGGTTGTCCGCGACGTCGGCACGTTCTTTGCGGCCGAGAAAGAGCGCCTGATGGCGCTGACCGCCGAACCTGCCGCCATCTCCCCGCCGGAAGAACTCTGACTTCGCTCTAGCCCCGGGCTCAACTTCGTGGTAGCGCTTCACCACTAGGTTGAAACCCGGGGTTCACCATGCAGCCGGAAAAGCTGACCGACACACTGGCGTCGCTTTCCGCTGCCGTCTCGGGCCCGGGCACCCCTGAGGCCATCAAAGCCGTCTCACGAGACAGCGCCCTCACCAACATCATGCGCAACCTCGCTGGACCGGCCATCTCGCTGATGGTGTCGGCCGTGGTCGCGATCCTGTCTTGGGGCATCAAGTTCGGCTTCTGGACGAACGCCTCCGAAGACACCCGGGCCACCTATGTCGGCATGATCGGCATTGCCCTCTCCATCATGCTTGGTGTCGCCCTGTGGGTGCAGCTCGTCGGGCGTCCCAGCCGCATGGAGGTCAAGGCCGGCCCCGGATCGGTGATCATCGACAGCGGCGAATCCAAGGACTCCGTTTGATGTCGAAGCTGAACGCCGCCCCGAAGTTCTTCGACTTCCTGCGCCGCAACGACCTGCTGGGCCCGACGCTCAGCACCGATGAGGTGACCGGCCTCAATGCCCTGACCGGCGCGTTCGCCGAAGCCGACTGGCCGATCGCCTTCGCCGCCTACGGCCTGGCTACAGCATATTTAGAAACTGCGCATACCATGCTCCCGATCAAGGAGATGGGCGGCGAGGCGTACTTCCGGCGGATGTACGACATCACCGGCACCCGCCCCAAGGTCGCCGCAGCGCTCGGCAACACCCAGCCTGGCGACGGTGTGCTGTTCGCCGGCCGAGGCTACCCTCAACTGACCGGCCGAACAAACTACGCCAAGGCCGACACCCAACTGGGGCTTGGTGGCGCGCTGCTGCGCAACCCGGATCTCGCGATGCGGCCGGACATCGCGGCCAAGATTATGGTGCGCGGGATGCAGTTCGGCTGGTTCACCGGCCGAAAGCTCGCCGACTATCTGCCGATCGCCAGCAAGGCGACCATCGGGCAGTTCCGGCCGGCGCGGAAGATCGTCAACGGCAGCGATCGAGCCGATGACATCGCGGGCTTTGCGCTCGTATTCCAAGACGCTCTGGCCGCTGGGGAATGGGCATGATCGCATGGCTCGAAGCCCGCGCCTGGCAACTCGGCACGATCGCCGCGTGCGCCGTGGCCATTGCACTGGGCAGCGCCCTGGTTGCCGAGAAGATCGACCACGCTCGCACCGAACATGCTCGGGCCGGGCTGTACGACCAGGTCTACACGCCCGGCACCGGCTATCTGGCCCGCAACACGCAACTGACGACCAATCTCGCGACGTGCAGCGGCTCGCTGGACCGTCAGAGCGACGCCATTGACCGCCTGGCCGCCGACAGCAAGGCCGCACTGGTCGAGTCCGAGAAGTCCCTGATCACCGCCCGGGCTGCCACCGCTGCGGCCGAGCGTCGGATCGGCGTGCTGCTGCGCCCGCTGGCCGCCGCGGACTCCTGCGCCCGGGTGATCGAGATGGACGCCCGCCTGCTGGAGAGCCTGAAGTGAGACTTCTCATCATCTGCGCCGCGCTGGCACTGGCCGGCTGCGCAACGACCACGCCGCCCGAGCCTGTGATCATCACGAAGGAAGTCCTTGTGCCGGTCGCCATGGACTGCGTGCCGAAGACCCTGGGCCCGCCGCCCAAGTACGCGGACTCCAAAGAGGCCCTGCTGGCCGCGCCCGGACCCGAAGATCGCTACCAGCTTCTCGCTGCCGGCCGGGAGCAGCGGATCGCGCGCCTCGGTGAGGTCGAGCCCGTCATCACCAACTGCCGCACGAAGTAGAGTCCCGCATGTCCGACGAAAGCACATCGCCGCACCACAAGCCCGACATCGTCCAGATGGCTGAGATCCACGCACTGAGGCAGATCAGCGACCTGTTGTCCGCCCAGACCAGGCAGATCGAGAAGCTGACCGACAAGGTTGACGACGTTCGCGAGCGAGTGATTGCGTTGGAAATGAGCGGATACGACGATCGGCTGAAAGCCTTGAAGGTCGACCTCGAGACCGCCAAGCGGCAAATCGACGACCTGCAGTCCCAGCGGGACAAAGTGGTGGGTGCGGCGACGTTTTGGTCATGGGCCGGGAAGAACTTCCCGTGGATGATGGCCCTGGCCGCTGCCGCCGCCGCAGCCCTTCAGTTCAAGAAGTAGTCACGACTTCAGGGCCAGTTCGCCGAAGAACTGCGCGAAGCCTGTCTCTAGTCCAGAGCCGGTGTGCCCGGCCATCTGGGCTTTCGCGACCTCCGACAGCAGATTGGCTGCGCCCGTGGCTTTGATCACGGCCAGGGTCTCCCGGGCGTAGATCCTGCCCAGCGCATTGTTGGCTGCCCAGTCCCCTACGGGCGTCACCGACCACAAGTCCATGTGCATCCCGTTGGCTTGCGGGTGGTCCAGTATTGAGACAAACGGAAGTTCGAGCAGAATAGTCCTGAGATTTGTGGGGGACATAGTATCTCTTGTCAGGTTTAAGCTGCCCAGCGAGATCAGTTATGGCACGGGCATCTTTTGTTATTGGATCGGATCTCTTTGCCTGCTGACAAGCTAAAGCCTCGCATTACGGTTTCGCAATACGAGGCTATGGGTAGCGTTAATCAAAGATCACCCTAACAAGTCTTCATATTCGTCTGCACAAATGTTGCCCAACAGGTCCATAATTTCATCAGGCAGTGGTTGCTGAGTCAGCGGATTGAAGTGGTTCACCTGGTTGCCCCACGACGACCACCCGGGCCGCTGCTGGCGGGCGAACATCTCGAGGTAGGGGCCGGCAGCAAGCCGCTCGAGTCGTTCGATCCGCTCGTCGGGCTTGCGGCTATGCTCGCGCTTCGGGGCGTAGATGACGTTGTCCCCGGTCTCCATGAGTTGGCGGACGCCAGCCTCCAGGCGTGAGGGTTTGCCGCGAGAGAACAGCAAGCTGTATTCGACCTGCTTGCGAACCCACTTCCCCATACCAATCGGCCGGACGTTCGGGTCGTGCTTGCCGGTCTTCACCCAGACAAACCCGTCGCTCTTGAACGTGAAGCCCCAGTGCTTGCCAAGTTCGATGGCCTGGTCGAGGTGGCTGCCGATCACCCACATGTTCAGCAGGCAGTCCTTGGCAGCCAGGTCGGCCACGGGCAGGGCCCGCAACTCGTCGATCGTCATGACCTCGTAGGGCGCAACCTCGGTGCGGTGCGGCGCGCTGGCCTTGCCGGCAAAGCTGGTCCACCCCCACGCCGGGTCGGCCTCGATCAGTCCGTAGCCGTTCTTTTGCAGGCCGGCGAACGGGCCGCTATCAATCAGAGTCATCCGAGAAGGTCTTCTTCATCGTCATCGACGGCCGGGCCGCCCAGGAGGTCGTCGTCTTCATCTTCGAGAGTCGCCGCAATCGACAGCGCCCGGGGCGACAGCGGCCCTCTGATGGGGTTCAGCTTCACCCACAGCAGGTAGGCCGCCTTGCGGTCCCAGCTTGCGTCCTCGAGCCGCCCGCCGTTCGAGAACAGCCCGGGCTCACCCTTGACGGTCTGCAGGCGGCGCTGGAACTCGCCGGCAAAGAAGTCCTCGAACGGCGTGGTCATCCGAGCAGATCGTCGTCATCGTCGTCGGCCGCTACGGGAGCACCGAGCATGTCGTCGTCATCCTCGGGCTCGACGGGCTTCGGGGCGACCTTCGAGCCCCGCTTGGTCTTGGCTGGTGCCTCGGGCGCAGCGAAGTTCGGATCGGTCGGTACGGTGCCTTCCTGGCCCGGCAGCAGCTCACCCGGGTGGATGGGGCGCGTCACCTCCTTGGTGCCGCCGATCTGCCGGGGATCGCGGGCGTCGTCACCGAACGTCGAGACCGGCGCGACGATGCCCTTCCGAGCCTTCTCCAGGGCATTGCGCAGCGCATCCGAGAAGCAGGGTCCGTAGGCGAACGCGAAGGTCATGGGTACGTTCACAGCGCGCAGATTGCACTGGCTCATGCCGTCGACCCTGTGGAAGAGGTTGTTGATCTTGAAACCGCCTTCCCGGATCTGCCGCAGCAGGTCGGGCACGTCAGCGTTGATGTCGTTGCTCATTGGCTCTCCGTTTCTTTCTTTCGGCCCACGTCTCGGTGAGCGCTTGGTCTGACCAGGTTTTGGGGCTCTTGTTTTTACCCTGCACCTTGGTGTTCGGCGGGAAGCGGTCGACCACGGCCCTATCGGCATTCAGGACGCCGAGGCGATTGAGCTTCCCCATCACGCTGCTACGGGTCAGCCCCATCATCTGCGCGATCTTTCCGCCGGACTTGCCGGCTTTCCACAGGCTCAGCAACTCTTCCGTGCGACCCTCGTCGCCCCAAGGGCCGAGTGGCGAACTCATGGCTTCCTCAGCAGATTGTTGATCCGGGCGCGGGTGGCGTCGGTGATGCGATAGCCCAGCTTCAACCGGCTCTCGATCGCCTCGTAACCCAGCCGGGCGCGGATGCGTTTGACGTTTTGGGCGACGACCTGGAGCGTCCGGTGCTCGTTGTCCGTGCGGTTTGCGACGTTCGTGTTCACCGGCAGCACGGCGTCCAGTTCGAGGGACGTCACGAAGCCCGTGGCATAGAACAGCGTCAGCAGCACGAGGCCCTGAGCCTCGGACAGTTGAAGCCCTTGGCGGATGGCCATCAGGGGGTCGAGGTCATCGTTGCGGCTCAGAGACCGGACGGTGGCCTCCAAGTTTCTGATCCGGTTGCGCAGCTCGGCCTTCTCGGTGCAGCAGGGACAACTCACAGCCCACCACCTCGAATGAGACTGGCGGCTGCGAAAGCCTGGCGAGATGCATCCTGCAGCTTCAGCGACTCGTCGAGGTCGCGGATGGCCCGGTCTTCGAGCGCGATCCGGCGGGGGTTGGACGGGACCATCGGGCCGATCTTGCCCAGGGTGGCTGCCGAGCGATCGAGCCGCCGGTCAGCCGCAGCTTTTGCCATCTTGCCCAGCGAGGTCAGCAGGGCGGCGCTGGCGCGCTCTTTCAGGGTCATCGCATGAGAACCTTTGCGAGGTGGAAGATTGCGACCCAAGCACCCAAGTTCACGATCATCACCGCGATACGCCGGTAGTTGGGCCGCCACATCAGATTTCACCGATGGCGTGGAGATACAGGTCCATCAGAGCATCTTCTTCTTGCCGCTTGGCGCGATCAAGTTTGCGGATGCGGATCACCTTGCGGATGATCTTGGTGTCAAAGCCATTTGACTTTGCCTCCTGCATTACTTCTTTCACTTGCTCGGCGACCTCGGCCTTCTCGACTTCGAGACGTTCCACCCGGTCAATGATCGACTTGAGTTGACCTTGGGCAGTTGAGTTGAGGACGTCGCCGCTGTTGTGACCATAGAGGTCGTCTTCGTCAGCCATTGGTTGGCTCCATGTTGGTTTGGGCCTGCTCAAGGCGCACTGGCGAACTACCGAGGTCGTAGCCAATGATGTTGCCGATAAACCCGTCAGCGTCCTCGGCTCCCGTTGGCTCCTTGGTCGGCGGCACAAGCTGCAACAGCGTCAGGCCGCTGAATTGCTGGTTGAGCAGGAACTTCTTGAACGGCGTCACGGTCACGCGGCCTTCGTGGCGGCCGGCTTGCGGACGCGCTTCGGCTTGACGAGGGTGTCGGCGCTGGCGGCGGCAGCGGCCCGGGCGATCGGGTGGTAGTTGGCCTGGCTGTTGGCAGCCGCGATGGTGCGCTTGTGGGCCTTGCGGGCACGCTCGCGCTCGGCAGCCTCCTTGTGGGCAACGTTGTCGCGCAGGATAGGGGGGGCGGTGTAGCCGGTGCGGGCCCGGGGCGTACCGACGCTGCCGAGCATTGCGGCACCCATGGCAGCCACTGCGTTCACGATCATAGAGGTCTCTCCGTTTGTTGATGTCTCAACACTATGTTGAAAGGCGATTCGCGGTCAAGCGCTTTCGGCAGAAATGATTTGGTCGATGATGGCGAACAAGACGTCGCGGTGGCTGTCGGACGGCCGGAAGGCGTAGGACTCCAGTGCCAAGTGAGCGGCGGCTTCCGGGCCGCTGGGGATGCCGTTGGCGTCGATGTAGGTTTCCATGGCGATCTCAAAGCGGAGGACGCTCGGCCACGGCTGCTCGGGCATCACAGCCTCGCGCAGTTCGATGAAGTGCTTACACTTCCCAAGGTCGAGCACACCGGCCTTGTCGCGCCAACGAGTCAGGTACTTGAGGCTCGAGCCGAGCGGGAAGTCCCAGCGGTTGCGTATCGCGAACTCGACCGGTTGGATCTTGAGCTTCTTGTAGTGCGTTCCGCCATGTTGCTGGCTGAGTGCGTCGCTCATTGTGTGTCCTTCTGACCATCGGCCCATGCTTTCGCGGACTCGATCGCCCACGTTTTTGCCCAGTAGTAGCCGCCCGCGATCACCAGGTTCTTCTTGGCGATCCACAGCTCGCGGCCATGGTAGTCGAACAGGATCGCGCGTGACGTGACGCGCTTGTTGTCACCCATGCGCCCCCAACCGAAGCCCTCAGGCTCGGACGTCTCAAGGACGCGGACATCGTTGACGCTGGTGACCCGGGTCATGGTGAGATCTCGTCATAGAGAGCCTGGGGCACCTCGACTGTCCGAAAGGTGTGGCCCTGGGCGCAGCGCCGCTGGCGAACGATACCCTCGGGAATCGAGAGGTAGAAGCGATGGTTGTCGCCAGGCGTGGGGTTCTGCGGGATCGTGTTGTAGACGCGCGTCTTCTCCCGACACTCCGGGCACATCATCCCGCCTTCCCCTCAGTCTCGGAGGTGAACTCAAGGTCGCCTTCGGCCATCCATGTGATCGGACAATCACGCGGCGTCATCCACGCCCATTCGCCCGGGTAGGGGTCGCTGCCCTCCATAATCCACGCGGCCTGAACCTCGATCGTTTGACCTTCAAGCTCTTCGGCTTCTGACCTCACGTCCCGGCCAAGGTCGCGACGGATGCGGACAACGGCGGTTCTCTTTTCGTGGGCGTGCGTCATCCCGCCTTCCCTCCACGCCCGAGCTGCGACATCGTCCGGCCGTTGGCGATCTGGAAGTCCCGGCGATCCTGCTCGTACTGGGCCTGCTTGGCCGCGGCCTCAGCGGGACCCATGGGCTCGAAGGTCGGCAGGGGCTCACGGCAGCGCGGGCAGCCGCAGCCGAGGCCCGGGGTGTAGGTGTCGGTCATCGCAGCAGCGCCTCCACGCGGTCGATCTCACGTTGCAGCGAAATCAAGTAGGCGCAGGCCACGTTGCGGGTGACGTTGTCGCTGGCCGCCCGGCTCATGGCCACCGGGAAGCCGTCGTCTCGGTTGCCCGTGGCGTCGATGACGACCCCGAGGACGAACACGCGGCGCTCGGGGGCTTCGAGGAGAACTCGAACGGCCTCAAGCTCCTCCTCAAAAACCTTGCAAAAGGCTTCGTTGCTGGTGAGGGGGTTGGTCATGTGCGACCTCGCCGACTAGCCAGTTGCCGGGCGTGCCAGCGCAATTTGGCGGCGGCCGACCCGCCGACCAAGATCATCATGCGCTCAACGAGGTCGTGGTCCCGACGAGGCTCGAATTGACGACCAGTGGCAGCGGACTCTGGGTCAACGATGACCGGGTTAGGTAGGTCGCCGTTAGAGGCGCTCATGGCCCGAATGGCTTCCGCCCAGCGGGTCTTGCCCGAGCCTTGCGGCCCGGTGATTGTGATGGTGAGCTTCTCGGTCATCAGATCACCTTCCCGCCGGCCTTTACCCGGTTCTCGATCTTGTGGTCCTCGCGGGTCAGGTTGTAGGCCAGTTTCTCCTCGCGGGCCCCGTCGATGTCGTAGCCGAACTTGTCGCCGATGGCGTGGATGAACACGATGATCATCGTCGCGGCATTGCCGGCTTCGGGATTGCCTTCGATCATCTCGATCGAGGCGTTGCCAATCACGATGTGCAGCAGCCCCAGGGCCTCGGCCGGTGAAGACACAAGATTGAGCTGGTGGAACTCCCTGCCGCAGTAGCCGGTGTCCATCACAGGCTCCAGGTCGAAGCCGCCCATGAAGTCGTAGGTGCGGATTTCCGCGTCGGCCAGTTCGACCTCGATCATGGGCCGCGTCGGAATCTTGTCGTCCATCAGGTTCTTGCGCAGACCCTCGAGGCCCTCGCTGACCTCGCTGTGGACCAGTGCCAGCAGTTGCAGCGCCGGCCGCTTACCCTTCAGGCTCTCGCGGGTCTCGGGATCGGTCCACCAGCCGGCGGCAACGTTGCGGGCGTGGATGTTAACGATCCGGTTGCGGATATGCTGGATATTCAGTTTGCTCATGGGTCTCAGGTCCAAGGGGTTTGTGGTTGAGCGCGACCTTCCGGCAATCCTGTTGCCGTGTCAACGCTGTGTTGAAATTATTCCTGCGCCCAAGGCGTGCGGCCAGGTGCCGGGTCGCCCATGAGCTTGCGAGTCACGGACTTGGCTGCCGGCCGGCGGTCGGCCTCGGTGCGCTTGAACTCGACGACGTGCAGGCCGCGGGACTTCCCCTCGTAACCATGGCCACGGTCGAACACAGGCGGGTCGCGCAGTGCGCCGCTGCGTTGGCGGTGACTTTCGAAGCTCTCGCGTTTGGCGTCCCAGTCCATGTCCTTCACGACAGATCCTTCCCTGTGAAGTAGGCCCAGAGACTGTAGAGGCCGAGCAGCACGGCCCCAGGGACGACGAGGAGCGTCAGGATGGCGAGGGTTTTCACGGCTCGACTCCGTCTTCGACGTGCATGTTCCGCAGCGCGGTGGCGATTGCGGCGTGATACGCGGCGGCAGCCAGGAACCGGTCAGCCGAGGTCCAAGCTGCCGAACTCGGGGTTCTCGGTCGCAACACGTCGTCCCGCATCCGTAGGTTCGAGAGCATGTCGTGCTCGTGCTCGCGGGCTCTGTGGAGGTGACGGCTCATTCGTCCCACTCCCAAGTCCAGATCCATAGTATCGCTGCCAAGGTAGCCGGCAGGAACGTAGGGACCATCCACCAGGTCGGCATGTTGAACACGGCACCGATGACGACGGCGACCCACATCCAGAGCAGGCTCGTCAGGAGGATCTTCGTGGGTAGTTTCATCGCCCACCCGCCTTCTTGCCGAGCCACTTGGCGGCGACCTTCTGCAGGTAAAGCGGCACAAAGATGAGCAGCATCAGCAGCACCAGTGGCCAGCACCAGCACGCAATTTCAAGTTGGCCGTCAAAGGCGCGTTTGTCGCTGCGGCTCTCGTAGATCGCCCCAGCGATCCACAGCAACATCGCCACGCTAAACCAGACGACGGTCAGGGTGTTTTCCAGGCTCATAGCTTCCCCTCACGAGCGAGCAGCATGTCGTCAGCAATTCGATATGCCCGTCTCACCGAATCCGAGATGCCGAGGTGCGACCCGGAAAGACAAGCAGGCAACGCCGCCATAGCGAAGTCGTCGCGCAGACGTTCCCGCGAGCGCTCGGGCTCGAGCTTGGGCTCGACGACACGGCTTTCGGCCATGGAGTCAATGTCCTTGAGGATGTTCATCCAGGTTTTGTAGTCGTCTGACTCGCTCATCGACGCCCCCAGAGCGCTGCGATGGTCTGCTTGCGGTCGGTCAGGTTGTCGGCGATCTGCCGAAGCTGCTCACGCACGCCGGCCGGCAGCGGCTCAAGCGCGGCCAGTGCCCGGGTCTCAGCCTGAAGTTCCTCGATCCGACCCATGGTCTCAACCAGGGCTTCCCGGGCGAGGTCTTTGGCCTGCTGCGCCATGGCAGCGCTGCGCTCGGCGGCCGAGGGGATCGGAGCGACGATGAGGTTCATGGCGCGGCTCATAGCGGCACCTTGTAGCTGATGGGCTTGGCAGCGCCGTCGACCCGGTAGGTGACCACCAGGTGGTCGGCGTGCTCAACGAACTCTTCAAGCGTGGCGTAGGGCGGCACCGCGAACCAGGCTCGCCGGAAGTGCGGCTCCCCTGATTGCGGGTGGCTCATGTCGGGTTGCTTCACGGGTGCCTCTCTGACTGGCGTTGTTTGACAATCAGAGAGGACCATCGTTCGTGAGACGTGTCAACACGGTGTTGAAATTAAATCACGCCGCCAGGGCCGGACACTCGTTGAGGAACGGTTGGGCCGTGGTGTTGCCGTTGTCCGTGTAGCTGAGCGACTTACTCAGGTAGCGGACGGTCATGTCGCCAACCTTGGTGCCCGAGGCGTCCTGCACCTCGTTGCGACCGATCAGACTGGCGGTCAGGTTGCTGAACTGGCCGGTGTCGATCGCGACGGTCATCAACTGCAGGCCCGCCGACCATTGCGGGAACGCCGAGGACCCGGTCTTGCGGAAGATGTTGTTGCTGATCTCCCAGTCGGCCGCCGTGAACCCGGTGGTGATGATCCCGTGCATGATGATCACGTTGCCCAGGCCGTTGTCGTCCACGTCCTCGAACAGGTTGCCGATGATCTTCGGCCGGCCCGTGGTCCCGTAGAACCGGATCAGACCGCCGTCGACCGTGTTGGACAGGTCGGCCGTGAAGGCCCCACTGGCCGTGAGGCTGGCGTTCATCGTCCACGAGGTGCCCGAGCCGCTCTTGAGGTAGCGCACGTCGGAGCCGATCACGACCCGCATCCCCGTCCGCAGTTGGCCGGCGGCGATGCTGTTGATGGTCAGGGTCGTGCCACTGGCGGTGGCGTCGCCCGAACAAAGCACGTCTGCCCGGCCGATCGCGTCGCCCAGGACCGCGTCGTCCATCTGGTTCTTCCACCGCAGCAGCCGGTTTTGCGTGACCTCGAACCCGAACGGCTTACCCTCGTACTTGATCCACGGCAGCCCGTTGGGCCCGTCGACCAGGGTGTTGCGGTCAACGATGATCTTGCTGGACGATGAGCGAACGTAGCTGCCGTTTTCCTTGGTGACCAGGAAGGCCGCCTCGCTGCCGCTACCGGCGTTGGGGCGGGGCCCGCTGACTCGCTTGGCACCGAACTCGACAACCCGGTTGCCCCGGTAAACCGCGTCCGTCCCTTTGAGGTAGAACACGTTGCTGTCGATCGCGCCGTTGATCGCCACCAGGTGCTTCACGTCGTTGTTGCTGAAGCTCACCCAGCCGCCGGTCTGCGCGCCGATCGTGCGCGAGTCGTTGGTCAGGCGGACGTCGGCCATCACAGCGGCGTTGACGGTGTCGGTGGCGTTGAGGCTCTCGACGTTCTCGACCTTGTTGTTCTCGATCATGCAGACGGTCCCGCGCACCTTCTGGTAGCGCATGTGGACCCAGTTGTTGTTGCCGATCATCCAGAGCGTGTTCCAGGCGCTGAGGCTGGATCCAGCCGGCATCTGGCTGGTGTAGCCGTCGCCGGCCGGGCGGCCGGGCGCGTTGGGCCTGGTGGCCATGCAGTCGCCGACGTCGTTGTTGGCGGCCCACAGATCCGACCAGCGAGTGGTCGTGACGTAGACCATCGACCAGGTGCCGCGAGCGACGTTCTTGTGGTTGTCGACTCGGCCCGCCTCGGTGACGTCCATCGCGCCGATGATGACGTTGTTGCAGTCGGTCAGCTTGCAATAGCTCAGGTCGACGCTGACCCCCCGGCAGTCGTAGTCGAGCGTGCCGCCCGTCTTGGTGATGGTCAGGTCCAGCGGCCGACCGACACCGCCCGCAGACGGCACCAGGATCACGCAGCGGCCCGTGTTGGGATCAACCACGGCGCTGAAGCCCGTGGTCGCGGTGTTGGCGTTGATCGCGGCAGCCAAGGAGGTGTTGGTCGCCGAGGTGACGGCGGTGCCCAGCAGCAGGTCGGGCGCGGTGCCGTCGAGGCTGGCCGCGAACGCCGCGTTGCCCGTGGTCGTCTCGTCGTAGTAGCTGTTGTCGGCCCAGGCGTAGTCCACGCCGGCAGCCTGCCGGACGACCTGGATGCCGCTGACCGTGGGCGAGCCGCTGACACTGATGCTGGCGCACCGACGCATGACGAATCCCGCCGCCCGGCTGGCGTCGCACTCGGCCCAGCCCGGGTCGCCCGAGGTGTTGTAGGCCCCCGTGAAGAACGCGCCGGCCAGCAGGCCCGAGGTCGAGGCGACCGTCTGCGAGATCGACACGGCATAGGTGCCGTTGTTGCTGCCGGTCCCCGTGGTGCCGTTGGTGCCGAACGCCAGGATCGTCGTGCCGGGCGCGATGCCGGGCCCGCGGATCGTCTGGCCGGCGATAAACGTGCCAACGCGCGAGGTGACCGTCATGGTCGTGCCGCTGATGCTCGCGGTGAACGTCACACGATCGGGGCGGTAGAGGTAGAGGTTCTCGCCGGCCATGCCGAACACGGCCTCGAAGTTGGCAAACTCAATGCCGTAGATCTTGACGTCAAACCGGTTGCCCAGCAGCCAGCAGTTGCCGTCCTTGCGGTTGGACGGGCTCGGGAACGTGATCTTTGGAGCCGACGAGCCGTAGCCGTAGATCGGGAAGTCGATGTAGGTCCGAGCCAAGGTGGTCGGTGCCAGCACGAGCTGGTTGTTGTCCTGCCCGATCGACCCGGATTTCCCCGCAGCCGTGCAGGCGGCGATCCAGTCGTTGAGGCTGGCGAATGGCGAGCCGCCGTTGCCGCTCATGTAGTCGATCGCGTCGCTGGGAATCCGCCCGTCCGCCTTGCCCGCTGCCAGTGTGGCCGGCAGGCTCCAGGTGGGCACGTAGGTCGGGGTGTAGTTGAGCCCCAGAGTCCCCGAGGGGGTGACGGGTGGGGGCGTGATGGCCAGGACCGAGGCCCCGGCCAGGAACGCACCGCGCAGCGAACGGACAACGGCACCCATGGTTATTCGGCCCTCAGTGCGAGCATCGGCGGCGACGAGTCGGTCATGCGGACGGCACCCGTGAGATCGAGGGTGGCCGGCCAGTTGTTGGCGGGCGTACCCACGTCATAGGTGAACGACTGCTGCAACCCGACGAAGGTGTTGTTCTGCTTGATCGCCGGGCCCGCGCCCATGAACGCCAAGCCCGCGCGACCGGCCAGGCCGGGGCGGATTGAGGCGGCAGCGCTGAAGATGATCCCGCACCAATAGATCTCGGTCTCGGCGCGCGTGTCGAGGTCGCTGAGCAGGTTGGAGATGACCAGGGCGTCGTTGCCGGCGGTCGAGACCTCGGTACCCAGTCGCAGGCGGGTCTTGGGCAGCGAGCCACCGCGGCCGGCCACGTACTCGCCGTCGCCCCGGTAGATCGCCGTCATCGCGTTGCCCACCACACCCGTCGCGCCGGTATGGAACGCCAGGGCGTCACACAGGGCCGCGTAGTTGAACGGGTAGAGGTAGCGCATGTTGGCGGTGACCGTCTCGCCAGCCTGGTTGTCGTTGCCCATGGTCATCGGCAGCAGCAGGTCGCCGGCCGCCAGGATGACGGGCTCGATCAGCTTGGAGGCGCTGCCGCCGCTGCCGAAGTCGGTCTTGAGGACTCGCTTGATCTTACCGCTGTCGGACGTGTCGCTGATCAGGGCGTAGTCGGTGTCGGCGAGCGTGACCACGGGGGTCTGCGCGAGATCCTCGAAGTTGTCGGGGGAGTAGAGCGCGGTCATTTACTGCACCTTCGAGAGGGTTGAGGTGATGCCCGTCGTCGTGCCGCCGGCCAGGGCCACGCGCAGGTAGCTGCCGTTGCCGACCTTGATCAGCTTGCCACCGTTGGCCGACAGTACGGCACCCGTCGACATGGCCGTGCTGCCGTCGTCGAGTCGAACCTCGAGCGTGGCGACCGTGCTGTTCCAGACGCCCCGGGCGGTCCAGATGTACTCGCCACCCGTGAACGGGCCCACCCAGTCGCCGGTCGCCACGGCGGCAGCCAACAGGCTCGAAGGCGCAGGCAGCACCGGTCCGGCCTTGACTGAGGTGTCGATGTCCTTGAGGCGGCCCAGCACGGTGTTGGCAGCAGGCGAGGCCGTGACGACGCCCAGGTTGCTGTTGATCAGGTCGATCGCCGTCTTGACTAGGGCCAGGGTCGTCTGGGTGGCCGGGTCGGCGGACAGCTTGGCGAGGATCGCGGCGCTCGTGGTCTGGGTTGCCGGGTCGGCCGAGAGCTTGGCCAGCACGGCAGCCAGGGTGGTCTGGGTTGCCGGGTCAGCGGACAGCTTGGCCAGCACGGCGGCTAGAGTCGTCTGGGTTGCCGGGTCGGCGGACAGCTTGGCCAGCACGGCGGCGAGCGTCGTCTGGCTGCCGAGAGCGTTGATCGCCGCCAGCAGGGCCGTGCGCTGCGCTGCGCTTTCGGCATGGACGACGGTGTGGACGCCGCCCGACTCGTTGGTTTCGACGGTGAACCCGCCCGTGGTGATGGCCATGGTTTAGAACCCCAAAAGGAGGAGACGGAGGAGCGAGGAGTTTTCGGGCGGCTCAGGGATCGCGTAGCCCGACGTCGTGAAGCGCTTGAGCTGCGCGTCGGTCGTGTTCTTGGCGATCTGGATGCGGCGGATCGCGCCGTTGATGTGCGAGCCACTGCGCAGATGACCAATGTCGAGCGTGTGGAGGCCGGTCGGCGCTGATGCGGTCAGTCCGGTTTGCAAGGCCGCGTTGACGGCGTGCTTGACGTCTCCGGGACGAACACGCATCGCCGCTTTGTAAACGCCAGCAGCCGTGGCGGTCGGGCCCGCTGGCGTGGTGATGGTGCCACCGACTACCGTTTGCGAGACCAGTTGATTACCTGCCGACTTGGCAACCTGCGCAACGGTGTTTGCGGTGCCGTCGGACACCCCAACGAGACGCTGACTTACGGCATTGAGCGGCGTAAAATCGGCCTCAACCGACAGCGTGAAGGGGGCGGACAAGTACGCCCCCAGCCCCGTGATCCATGACGGGTCGGCGGCGCGGGTGAGCGGCACCTGGCCTGTCAGAATACGGCTCGTGACACCCGTGCCCTTGTGGCAGTTCGGGGCGGCGATGCGGATCGTATAGTCAACGGCTGCACCAGAACCCGAGAAGGCGAGATAGCTCCGCGCTTTCGCGCAGGCGGCGTCAGACAGTGAAAACTGATGAGAGAACCGGGTCAGGGTGGAAGTCGGAACGATGCTGCCACCGGCGCGAGTTGCCAGCACGGCGTTTGAAGAATTCAGCTCGTCGATCCGTAGCGCCGTGCCGGTCACGTTCGTCAGCGAACCACTGACCAAAGCAAGGTCACAAGTGCCGACCCAGGCTTCGCCAGCAACGGCAGCTGGCGCGTTTGCCGATACCGTGAACTGGGCCCGAAAGTGCGGCGAGGTGGCGGGTGTGCCCTGAACGCGGAGGTCGAGGTACGGGAGCCCCTTATCGACACCTTTGCCCACGAGGGTCACCGTAAGGCCAGAAGCCCATCCGAACAGCGCCCCATTCGCTACCGATCCGCCCTGGACGTCAGACGTGATGCTCTCGCCGATCTCCCACCCGTCCCAGACGTTGTTCAGGGTGGCCTCGGTGCGGGCCTCTTCAACCAGCAGTCCGCGCGAGGTCAGGCGGGGTTCGTTGGCCGGGAAGCTGATGACGCCCTGAACTTGGCCGACGACGCCGCTGGCCGATGCGCCAAGCGTCACGACGTCAACGGCGGGCGCGGTCGGGCGCTCGTAGAGGCCGGGAAGAATGAAGTAGACGACAGCGCCCGGCGCAGCGCGAACACGCAGAGTGACGGTCGAGGTGGCCGGTTGACCGAGCTTCACGATGCGCGAGTAGCCGGAGGTTGGGTTAAGCCACGGGTCGATCCCGAGAGTGCCGCCCTGGTTCAGGCCGAACGCGAATTGCCCCGTCCCACGCGCCCAGATGACGGCGGCGTGATTGTTCAGGTTGGCGCTGGCCTTCGCAATCGTGACTTCGGAGTTTGCGCCGCTGGCGCTGTTGTCGAGCTTGAAAACGTTGCCGAGCGTGCATTCGTCCGACAGGTCAGCCGCAGCCAGTTCCGCCGCATCAGAGACAAGAGACAGAACGCCAGCCCCGACCGCGACAGCGACGCCGGTCAGGTTCGTCGGGTTGGCGTTGAAGATCGTGACTTGGTTAGTCGCCACGTCATCGATCAGGCCGTCAGCCGTAGCGATGGGCGCAAAGGTGAGCGCGGTCGCGCCGGTCGGTTGATAGACGTTGGCGACGGTGCCGGGTTCGGCCTGGGGGCGGGCGACGAGGAAGCTGGTGGTGAGGGTGTTTGGCAGCAGGCGCGTGGCGGTTCCGCTGGCAATAATCCCCACAGCCAAGCCGGTTCCGGTGGCGCTTGTGGTTGCGGTCACGGCCATCGAGGCTCGGAACCACCCATCGCCCAAGTCTTCCAGCACTGGCGTGCCGACTACGCCAGCAGACGCAGTTACCAGTCCCGTGGAAAGATCGAAGTTTGCGTATTGGCCAGTCCCAAAAACACCGCTGGTCCCGGTGATCTGCACAAAAGACTGAGTTTCAGCGTAGAAGTCTATTGCGAGGTTATAAGTAACCCCGGCCACAAAAGGAACTAGGTTGTTTCCGACGGCAAGGAAGTGGGGCGCGCTATTACCATCACCCGTAACGCGAACGGCTGTTGATCCGCCGAAGCGGTCAGTAAGGCCCGGCGTCTTCACGACGTTGCTGGCAAGCCAGCCAGCGTTCGACGGATCGGTCGAATACGGGATCAGGTTGTAGCCCGGCCGCGCGTAACTGAACCCAGCGACCTCGGTCAGCACTTTGGTCGAGGCCGAGCCCAGCCAGAACCTCTTGTTCTGAAAGTCCAAGGCGACGGGGATCGTGGGGGCGAGCAGGCCCGAGCCGCCACCTGACATGGCGATGTTGAGACCGAGCGCGGTCATTAGCCAGCGAACCCGTAGAACGCCTTCACAGTGGCCGTGGTGCCGGCCTCGACCTTGATCACGCTGACCGGGATGATCTGGCCGGCGACGACCGGGAAGGCGGCGGGCGTGCTGCCGTCAGCGCAGGTGATGTCGAGCATCCCGTCGACCGTGACCAACAGGCTACGGCAGGCACCGCCCGGCAGGTCGGCCGCGCCAGGCGTGACGTCGACCAGGCCGGAAGCCGGCGAGCTGGTGACGGGCATCGTGACGCGAGGGTCGGCGGCCTCGGCGAAGTAGAGGATCTGGTCGGTGAGGGCCGAGATGGGGTGGGGAGCGCCGGGTGCCGAGGCGAGTCGGAGGCTGTCGCTCTCGGTGGGCGTCGGGTCGTTGATCGAGACGAGGACTGCGCCTGAGAGCACCGTGATGCGGGCGACGCCGCGGCCGAGCTTGCGGAAGTCGGGGGCGGGCTTGCTTTGGACCACCGTGGGGCCGTTGCCGCTGAGCGTCTCCGAAGCCATGATGGCCGAGACGCCGTCAGATGCGACGCCTTCAAGGACCCACTCGATACGCGCTTTCCAAGCCATGGTCGGGGGCCTCCGTAGCCGCAAATTTCAACATTGTGGTTGACATCTACCAGAATGTTGAAAGCGCGGCTACGGGGCTTTTGATTTTGTTGGGGTGGTCTAGTTCACCCGCGCTGGCGGGCTGTCGTCGTCCTCGGGCTCCATTTCCTCGACCGCCTCCAGGACGTGATAGATGGCGTCCACGAGTTGCGAGAAGATGTTGGCCGAGATCAACACCTGTCCCCCGGTGACCGCGTCGCCGAGCCTGATGAACGGTACGGGCGTATCCTTGGACGTGAGGATCTCGGCAGTCAGGTCGTGCTGGTGGTCGGTGAGTCCGAAGACTTTGGTCATCTGGATTTCCTCGGTGAGCTAGACAAACTCAAGCTGGTTGGCGTCAACGACCATTCCGTAGGCCCCTTGTACGGAAGGGGTGTCGAGCTTGACTTCCACGAGTCTCACGCCGCCGTCGTTTCGGGTCTCAACAACGGTACCGACTATGCTTCTAAACCTGACCTTGGTACCAGGCGGCATGGCGACTGGCGGAGTTCGGCGTGCAGGGCCATGCGGGGCGCTCGGGAAGTCCCAGATAACGTCCTCCTCGACGCTCGGGCCGCTCTCGATGATCACCGGCAAAGGTAGGCCAGATCTCGGCTCGTGCAGAACAAGGTCAATGAGACGATCGGCCCAAATGCGTTGCGAACTCTTGGGGCCTGTGACGTTGATGTAGAGTTGGTTCTCGGTCGGGCCTTGGGTCACGACACCACCTCTTCCGGCCGGCCGCCCAGCTTCTCGATGTCGGCCAGGGCCTCGGCGATGGCGGCATCGGCGGCGCAGATCTTGGCGTTGTCGTCGTCGATCTTGCTGCGCAACTGGTTGGCCCGATCTTCGACCACGGCCAGTTCCTTCTCCCGCCAGGCCTTCTTGTCGATGGCGATCTGCAGGTCCGTGCGTCGGGCCTCGACCAGTTTGCGGAGCATCTGGACCGACGCCGACTCGGGCCGCAGAGGCTCGGGCTGCGGGGCGGTCGGGATTTCGAGGGGCGGGATGATCGACATGGGGGATTCCTTGTTGAGATGGATTTCGTTGCCGGGGGGCAAAAAGGGTATGTGCTTTGCCCAGGCAGTGCCGGTGGCGAGGCCGTAAGCATCAAGATGGTCGCTGTAGACGCCGCCGATCGCCGGGGCCTTGTACTTGCGGAACATGCGGGCGTCGAAAAACTCGTAGCAGCCTTCCAGTCGGATTTGCAGTCTCCCACCTTCGGCGAAGTTGCTGTAGGCGTTGACCTTGTAGGCCACTCCTGGCGTCAGGGTGGCCGCCTCGCCCACATACAGGGCGATCGGGGTGACCTTGTCGCCGACGTCGAACTGGGGCTCTGGCTCGGGCGGGGGCTTCAGCTTGTTGAGAATGCGCTTGGTTGCGACATCAATGCGCTTGGATGCGACATCGGCGTATGTGACCTCGCGAAACTGGTCAGCCGAATACCAGATGCGACAGAGTTCGCCGAGCCGGACCGACCCGTTCATGTATTCAGCGACCTCGTAGATCTGGCCCAATTGTAGGCCATACGGGACAGGTCGGTCGGTCCTGAGTTTGATAGCTGTTCCGGGCTTGAACATGGGTCCGATTTCTCCGTTGGTGCTGTTGAGTCGATAGGACCGGATTCCGCGTGATCTGTCAACTCGGTGTTGAAATTATTTAGTCAGGCAGGCTTACCCAGAGTCGTCGGTTGCGGATCTTGCTGATCGTGCCCGTTGCCACGCCATATTGACGCGCCAGGTCTACGCCGCGGGCGGTGGAGGCGCGTATCTCCCGCACCTGCGTCACGGTCAGGGCGTCGTTTCGATGGTAGGTTTTAACTTTGCCGCGGTTGCTGATCTTTAATTCAGCGCCTTCCGGGTGTATGTATTCAGAAGGTTTATTGTGCGGATTTTTTCTACAATAGGACCGCTTTGGTTTTACAAAGATATAGTCTCGTTCCCTTCTACTTACAGGGTCGCATCCTACTTTTTTCCAAAGATCATCGACGTTATCTTGATGCGTCCCTAAAAACAAATGGTTTGGATTAATACACGATGGAGTGTCGCATTTGTGCAAAACCCAAAGTCCATCAGGTATTTTGCCGTTATGCAACTCCCAAGACACTCTGTGAGCAAAAAACGCTCTACCTAATATTATTGCCCTCCCGTAATTTTTTTCATTTATTGCGCCTACCCAAAGCATACAACCTGTATTTAACTCAGGCTCAGTCTTACCCATCAGCGCTTCGACGATTTGCATTTCGCTCTCCATTTCTCCGATCAAACCAATATCTGATTGCAATTTCTCTGTACGTCGAAAGTAAAAAGACTGGACTAAAATCTCTATTTCTTTTGGCCCGACTCCGGCCGAGCCTTAACGATTCCCCGAGCCTCAGATTTCTCCGACATCAGAATCGACCAGGTGCAGCCCTGGGCCCGGTGGTCGGGCAGGCCGGTCGCCTGGCGTCGCGGCTTTGCGGCTTTGAGCGGTTTTCAGCTCAAAGTGGTTTTCAGTCCAATGCACTTTTAAAAACAAAGCGAGCGTGACGCCTCAACATGCCGTTGACAAGTTAGCCGGGCGGGCGCTTACTCGGGGCTTACCGCAAGGCCCGCAACGTCGATTGACGGTGACCGGACGCCAATGGATCGGAGGACTCGCCGTGTAACAGGTCACCCTAAAGCCGCGAAGGGACGCGAGCACGCACCGCCCTAGAAGGCCCGCCCATTGGTTCACGGGGCGGGCCTTTTTCATGGGCCATGGGCGGCCCTAGCAGCTCGCCAGGGCGATGCACCGGGCAAACGAAAAGCCCGCCCCCATGGCAGTGGAGGCGGGCTTACGTGACCTGAAGCCAATCAAGGTCAATCCGAAATAGTCAGTGAAGGGACACGCTCGGACCTTGAGCCTTACACGCGCGCCACACTGGCGACAAGCCCCCTAGCAGCTCGCCCAGGGCGATACACCGGCCAAAGAAAAGCCCGCCGGGCCGGAGCCGGGCGGGCAAGTTTTGGGAGATATGGGGCGGGCTAGTGTCGTCGCCTGAATGCCCGGCTTATGAGCCATGACAAGGCTAGGCAAACGAGAAACAGGGCGGCCGATAGCAAGGGCGACCATGTGGCGAAAAGGGCGAAGGCTAGGGCCGCCGCGACATAGACGCCGCGCATATCCGGGGGCGGCTTTGGGGGGATAGGAGGGCAGGCGAGGAGTCGGGCTTCCTCTAGTGTCATGCGTTTGAGCCCTCTATTTCGTTCAGAATCCGGTCCGATATTGCGTCAAACGCGAAATCACTCAAACGCCCGCGCGTCCAATTCCGGAAAGCGCGCGCCATGCGACCTAACAAAACCGACTGTCTTGAAATGGGAAGTCTAGCGATCATGGGCGCGTTCATCGGGCGACTTGCTCCAAAATCAGGAAAACGACCACGGCGGCAAAGCATATGCGCGCCAGTGTCCAAGGGTTTGCGGGCGGACGGGTCATTGGTAGTAGATCCAGCCGCGCGAAATTTCGACGTAAGACTCGCCGTGTTTTCGCGATGCTTCTTGGAGTCCTTCGGCCGTGGCGTTCTCCGGCTGGTCTGACGAATAATCATCACCCCATGCGACGCCGTGACCTTGGCTCGCATACCACAGCATATGACCGGCCCGGCGATCGTCTGTAACGCCGTCGCCATACGTGCCCGGCTCGCCTTCTTGGAGTCGGTTGATCCATTGCCGGGCAAAGCAGCCATCGGGCATGATGCGGCTTTGAAAATCGCTACAATAGGCCTTGATCGCCGCGACGCTCTTTCGCGTCAGACGCTCGACTCCCAAGTCGTTTAGAATGTTCTCGCGTTCTTCGCACGTGTCACCGTTCGTAAAGAACATGGCTTCCACATAGCCTTTGGTGAATTCGTCAAGGCTGTAGAACGCATGGGGCGGCTTACGTTGCTGCGGAGTGTTTAGGATAAATTCGGGCATGTCGTGAATCCTCAATCGAATGTTGAACGGGCGGGCGCGGCTTAGAGCGGGGCGAACATGGAAGCGTGAGCGGTAAAGCAAACGCCCTCTTTGAGCGCGTGAACGGTCGCGCCGCCATCCGTGGTGCGGATGATCAAGCATTCCGCGCCCTTGTGTTTGAAACGGTCGCCCGCCTTTATGACTTGGCCGCGATAGGTGCGCTTGGCGGGCTTACGGGCCTCGCGCGCCCGGGCCAAGTCAGCGACGATAAATTCCAGCTCTTCCGCGTAGTGCTCGCCAATCTCAACGGCCGCGAGTTGGCGCGTCGCCTTGTCGAACATTTCAAATGCGGATTGGTCCCGCGTCCCGTGCGCCTTGGTATAGGTTTTTGCAGCCGCGTCGGCCGCGTATGCCCAAATCCCCGGAGCCTTGTCCGCGTCATAGGTCCCGAACAAGATTTTGCGGGCGAGGCTATTCAAAGCGGGCTTGGCGAAGTTCTGATAAATCTCGCCATCGTTGACAGCCCAAAGGGCCAATTCGTGAGCGGCTATTATGAGTAACGCGCGCTTCTATCTTATAGAAGTGGCGCTTTTGCGCATTCGCAAGCCCTTGAACAATCCGAGCAAGTGTTGAGTCTAGCGGAGCGTGAGCCTTGACTGCCGCAACGCTACCTTTTGCGTATTTGTAGCGGCCCACAAAACAAGCGCCGTCACCTTGCGAACAAAATCCCGAATAATAGATTTCCGGCTTTGTGCGAACGCCCCCGCCCATAAGATTAACGCGAACGCGGTCAATCTCGATACCCATTAGCGATGCGATAGTGTCCGCGTCTTCAAGGACGAATTCAGAATCGAAATCTTGCGACTCCAGACCCCGGAACCATTCGCGGGCGGTTTCCTTTGCCGCCTCGCTCAATTCGGCGAACGAATAGATTTGCGTTTCAATGGTGCGTGGCATTTTCAGCAATCCTTGTGATCTAGGGTTAACGGGCGGCCGTGACGGCGGCGCGCCTTTGTACGTGGCGCAACGCGCCTTCCGTCGACTTTATGGCGGCTTGCACCTTGGCAAGGGCTTGCGGCGAGCTGGCGAGACGTGCCCGGGCGGATCGAAGCAAGGCGAGCGCGTGATTCACGTCACTTACGTCTTGCTGTGTGGCGGGGGCGAGGGGGCGGGCCATGGGTTAGCGTCCGGTGGCCGTGGGGGCCTTGTAGTGGCCGCCCCTGGCGATCCTAAGGACCTCGTTAAAGTCGTCGCCGTTTGGGGCCAATTCCAATTCATCAAGGGCCATGGCGTAGCGTTCGACGTCGGCGAGGCTTTTAGGCGTGGGATACAGAATTTCCGCACCGGCCAGATTGCCACGGTGCGAAGGATCGGCGACGCGGTAACCCTGCAGCATCAACCATCCGTGTTCGATCTCGTAACCGGTAACCATGACGCGGGTTTTGACGCGGTCATTGCAGACGACTTCGGAGCCGATGGCCGGGGGCGCGCCCATGCCGGACCAGAACGGAGTCTCGCTTTTGTTCACGACTCGGCCGTTTTCCCAAACCGGGATCGAATAGGCGGGGATTTTGGATTCTTCGTGAGCCGTGCTCACCACGGGCGGCGTACCATCCGGGGCCCCGACTTCGTAAACCGTGAAACCGGCAGGCAGGGCGCGGACTTCGTAAGGGCCCTTAGGCGTGAGGGCGGCGCAATGCGCTTCAGCCTTGGCGCGGTCTGAATACGCATCGTAGCAAACCGTCTTACCGTCCTGCCGATAGGTTTCGCAGAATTGGGCGGCCTCAACCGAGTCGCCCTTCCACCATATGCCGAAAAACTCAGTCTTAGCGGGGGCGGGGGTTTCGGCTTCGATCACATCTAGGGCGTCTGAAAAGATGGTCGCGCCGGTTTCCAGATAGAGCGTCTTTATAGCGACCTTGTCGCCATTGCAGGCGGCCAATTGTTCGACGTGGCGAGCATCGCGGCGAGCGTCAATTTCAGCTTGGATCAAGTCGGCGGCGCGAAGGGCTTTCAGCGTTTGCAGACCACGGCGCGAACCACTGGCGACGCGGAAGTCAGGCGAGTGAATCAGGTTGTCGCGCCATGCTTCCAGTTGAGCCGTGGTCATGTTTTCAAAGCGGTTGCGGGTCATTGTTCGGCTTCCAAATTGTGGGGGCGTTGCCGCCCGGCGATTTGGTATCTCACGACTAGCGCGAGCCGTCAACATCATGTTGAACGCCTATAGCGAATAAGGGTTTTAGCGTGGTCGCGCCCTTATGCGTGAGGCCGGGCTTACCCGATAACGTCTAGAAGATCATCCATGGGGGCACGCCTAGCCCCTAGGGCGCGCGTCAAAGCCTCTTCCATGGTCGCGCCAGTCCGAGTCACTTGGCCCGTATAGCCGGGCTGTAGGGTCACGCATTGCCAAAGCCTCGAGGCCTCGAGGTAGGTCAAGGCCACATGGTGGAGTCCGGCGTCGCGCATGGCGCTTGCTAGTGACTCACATGCGAGAGGGGCGCGGCCAGGGCCAGGGCCAGGGCCAGACGATGCGAGCTGCACAACGGCCGCCCGCTTTTCCTCGCCTTGTCTCACGGTACGCAAGCCGGGGGCGCGTTCGGCTTTCCTCACATAGGGGCGGGCGTTGCGCGTCGCATCCCGGCTCACGGTGCAAGCGACACAAGCGCGCGTCGATAGGTAGCGCGTGCCGTCATGACCTAGTCGGCAAGGCTTACCGGCGAACGTGGGGGCGGGCTTTCGGGTCATAGGGGCGGCCTTCTAAGGGTCATTTGCTTAGGGGCGCTTAGGTGAGCGTCCGGGCTATCGGGTCACACTATCACCTAAGCAAACCTAAGCAAACTATCACCTAAGCAAACCTAAGCAAGGGCGAACGGGCGTGCTTGGGGAAAAGTTCAACAAATACAATGGCTTCGGGTCCCTCCTGCCTGGGTGGGCCTGCCGCGGGGGCGCTGAGC